TCTAATAGAATTTCTGTGATGATTAAAGCCAAAACCTAATCCACATAGCTTGTTAGAATCATAATCATCTTTATCTCTTGGTGGTCTCCAATAACAGCTTTCGCTAAACATAACTTCATATTGCACTGATTTTATGCCAAAATGCACATTGAACAATCTCCAAATCCAGCCTTTTGCATAATGTCTATTTTTTCTAATTGTATATTTTTTCATTTTATCCTCCATTTTGTACTTTTTTCCATCCTCTTATTTTGTGATGATGTACCCAACATGGTTCTAATATGACCAGTTTTCCTCCTTTGGATTTAACTCGATTCATAAATTCCTCTTCATTACCACCCCATTTTATATTTGGATCAAATAAATGTTTTTCATCATATTTAAAAATATCGGCTATCTCGCTTTTGAATCCAAAACAAAATCCATTCAATACATGATGATCATCATTAAATTCTATTATTTTGTCTCCAGGCTCTTTTCTATATTGATGGTGTGATAAAACCCCATTTGTTACTGGTCCAAATATCGCATTATATCTATATTCATCACTCAATATTATTTCAACAAAATCGTTGATTGTACTGTTAAATAATATATCATCACAACACACCACAATCACATCACAGTTGTCTCTTACCGCCTTATTTACTCCATCATTCCAAGTTCCGGTTAGACCACGTTTTTTCTGATCTTGCACATATTCATAATCTATTTTTATGTTTGGTTGATTTTGGAAATTCAATGCTAGTATATTCGTCGATTCATTATTAAACAAATATACAATAATTTCGTGTTTGATGCTCTGGGATAATGTGTATAAAAACGCATTGATTAATTCCAAACCATTTGGTCTAAATTCATCAGAATAATTTGTGGTTACTATGATTCCTACTTTCATTATCTATTAACATCGTTTAGTATTAGAAATAAATCCACCAATATTGCGATCATCAATAATTGCATCATAATATATTTTTGGCCAAGCAAATGATTTATCTTTGAATGAGCCGGCTGCATTTTCATTCAAATAATCAAATTCGACCCCATTTTGTTCACAATAATCATATGCCTCTTCTAAATATCTCTCAGTTCTGCACGTCCATAATATAAGTATATGTCCCATTTTTTGTAATTCTTTCAATACTTCAAACGCATTTGGTAATGGTTTTCCTATTCTTGGAAAATCATGTTCTACAATCGTACCATCAAAATCTACTGCTATAACTAATTTATACATAATTATTTTATTAAAAAACTTTCAAGCTTAGATACATCCATCATTAAATTAGTTGGAGTTGATTCATCAACTAAATCACAAGTTGGTTTCGCATCTTTGTTTGTTATTCTGGCCAAATCATACATTGTCTTAATATCAGTTCCAACATTATATATTCCAGTGGCATTATTTTCAATTAATTTGATGATTTTTTCAGATATAATATCAACATAATCAAAATTGCCGATCTGATTTATCCAAGCTTTTTCATATGGAAATGGATTTATCTTATGTGTACCTCTCAATAGTAAAAAATTATTAGATTTCAATTGCACATATCCATCCGATAATAATTTAGTATAGCCATACCAACTTCTACAATGTACTGGTACATCATTTTCATTTGCTCCAATTTTACTATAAGTATATACATAGTCTGTAGATACGTGTATTAATTTTTTATTTAGTTCATTGCATATCTCCACTAAATTTGCCACACCATCATAATTAACTTTCCAGTGTTTTTCTCTATTATCATCATAAGTTTTAGTATATGCTATACAATTTATTATTTCATCATAACCAATTAGCATAGATTTATAAGTATTTGGTATAGTAAAATCTATGCCATCTTTTTTTCTACTTATATAATCCCAACCAGTTTGTTTAATCAATTCTGATCCGAGTAGCCCGTCGCCTAAAATAAGTCTATTTTTCATTTATATTTTTCTTCACAAAATTTATTAACCCAATATACAACATAATCAACATCGTCATCTGTCATTCCGCTATGACATGGTAGACTAAGTAACTTCACCCATTCTTTCTCCGATACTGGCAATATTTTTTTATCAACCTTCAATAGATTATATAAATGTAGTGGTTTGAAATGAACAGAGCTATGTATTTTCTTACTTGCTAAATAATCAATGAGTTGATCCCTTTTTTGGGGCAGTCTAGCACAGTAATACTGAACAGTATCAGAATATGCAGGTCGTTCTATTACTGAAGATAATTCTTCATTATATCTTTTTTGAATATGTCTGCGAGTATCCAAAAATTGTGGTAATTTTTTCATCTGTGATAGCCCAAGTGCAGCCAAGATATCAATCATATAATATTTATATCCAAGTATACTCACTTGATAATCCCAAGAATAACCAGCACGTACATCGCTTTTACCAGATGCTCTACTCCAAGTTGAAGAAACACCAAACCATATCATTTCTTTCATCTTTTCATATAAATTCTTATCATTGGTTGTTATCATTCCACCATCGCCCATTGGCATTGTTTTGACAGCTTGAAACGACCAGACGGCCGCGTCCCCTTTCAATCCAGCTCCCTTTGTATAACAACTATGAGCACAATCTTCTATAATGAACCCACCAAATACTTTTCGTATATCATCTATTGGAGCGGGAATTCCAGCCATATTCACTGCAATGCACACTTCGGAATTGTCCTTTTTATGTTTAGCTACTTCATCGGCTGTTATATTAAGATTTACTGCGTCTATATCAACAATATTTGAAGTGCAATCATTCCACAATGGAATAACTGCAGTAGCTACAAAAGACATCGTTGGATTAATAACATCAATTCCTCTAAATCCCATTGCTTTCATAATTAAATCCTGACCGTGAGAATTACTTGTTACGGCCAAAGCATATTTGGATCCAACCATTTTTGCAAATTTATCTTCAAATTCATCTACTTTTGGTCCTTTTCCCCACCAGCCACTTTCAATGACCTCTCGAATGCATTCTACATCTTTATTATCTCCAATTGGGGCTAATACCTTTAATGGTGTTTCTCTAATTTTCATTTACATTAATTTTATCATTGTTAATCTGTACATTGTCTAATTCTTTAAATAAGCTATAAATATACAAAATAAATTTGTTCTTATCAAGCTCCTCTGTTATCTTCTTTCTCATGTTCTCAACATAATATTCCTGATAATGTTCATATTTTGATAGTACTTCATCAATTTTTTCAAGCACATCTGACCAATCATATTTAACTGAAATGTATGTTTCTCCTGCAACGTATATATTTGGTATTGTTGATATATGATCCATATTCGGCTTCAGTAAGATTCCTCCCAATAAAGCTGATTCTAAATCTCGAGGTGCCATTTCACCATAACCAAGTGGTGCCGTAATAATTTTTGAATTAGCCAATATATTGTAATATGTATTTAATTCTACTTTTTTAACTGTACCCAGTTTTGCTATATTATATCTATTGCCAAGTATTTTAAGAAGTTCTTCTCGGTGTTTATCATAATATTCTGATTGTAATAATTCATGTTCATATACTGGTTTTGGTGATGGATATGTAAACATGCATGATACATCATAATATTTTCCATTATATGGAAAAAACTTATATGGTATTGTATTTAACCAGTTACAACCAGTTAATTTCATTTTTGGTTTGAGTTCATCGATATCAGGAACTGAATAGTTGCCTGCACCCCAATATATGCGACCATTTACCCACGGTTTTTTATATAAATCAAAATCTTTTAAGTATGAGTTTTTTAGAAATAATTTGCAGTTTTTATTATTGTGTACATGTCTGAATGCATCGATTGTCCCAATTGGTGATGTAGAATCCTGACCATCTACTATTATATAATCGCCGGTTATATTATTTAGAAAATTCAGTCCTTTGTCGATTGATTCTTGTAGTGAAGCTTTTTTATCAATAATTGATGCTTGTCCAACAAATGCAAAATCATATGAATCGCTAGACCATATAAATTCAATACCAACATCTTTGAATTCTTCTTTTAACTTCCACAGTGGCCTGAAAGTCGTTTCATTTCGATGCAGTCCTGGTTCGAGTAGTCTAATTTTAATCATAATTTTCTTGGTATATCAAAATCATCCAAAAGAATATGTCTTGCTTCATCATCAGTATATGGAGTTGGTCCACAATAATATGGATTATTAAATGCATAACTATATAATGAAAACGAGCCAGTACACAAATCATTTTCAATAAATTCTGACCATGGTTCTCCGGTTGGACTTTTCCAATTTTTTGGTTCATTGTCCTTAAACCAATCTATCCGTTCTCTAACTGTTAATATTTTCATTCTTCAATTCTTTTGCTTTATTTAGATACCATTGTTCTTTTTCAAAATCTTCTTTTGCTTTTTCATCATCTCCCTTTTGAAATAATCTCATACGATACTTAAACGCGTTCATAACACAATAGTCGATGGTTTTTTCGACACCCCAAATACTAACCATCATATCATTTACTTCTATTGGATAATGATTATAGTGTTTTGGATAGTTTACTAGATCTTCTTTCATCTGGTTATTTTATATATAAATCCCACTACACCAAGCAATATCATTAAAGCAACAAATAATACAGTCATTATAGTAGAAAGATTCATTTTTTCTCTAGATCGTTTCATGATTCATTATGCTATTGTTGAATAAAACTGATTTTGTTGTTCTTGTTTTGAGATTTTTTTCGGGTGATACAAACAAAATTGTTCTTCTGCTGGAAGAGCAACAACTGTTTTGTGTCCCACGATTACTTCGTGTACCGGATTTGTCCAATGGATTTCTGGAGTATTACGAAATATGCGGCTCTGAAAATCTGGCCACTGGAGCCAGCCCTTCTCATTTACTTTCCACCTCCAACGATTTATATGATCCTGCGTAATATTCTCTACTATATTTACTCTTGGTACTCTAAACAATTCAACTTCTGGATTTGATTCAAGTATTTCATGTATATTTTTTATCAAGAATTCATGTGGAAACTCATCAGCATCCAAATTTACTATCCAGTCATTCTGACATTTAGAATTAAGGTAATTTTTATGATCTCCAAAATGTTTATTCAATTTATGATAGTGAACCGATAGATTATTATTTGGTTCTTTTGAATACTCATCAATCACAATCATTAATTCAGTTGGAACCGGATTTGTGTCATCTATCAATATAACAATTTCATCATGCTCTTTTTTGAATTTTTCAATTATGGATAATAGACGATCCATTTCTTCGTGCTCGTTGTAAGCAGTAATTCCGTAACTTATGGTTAAATTATTCACAATCATCTTCAATTAATGTATATGTAACTTTGTATTTTGCTATTTTATATTTTTCCTTATCTTCAAAAACTCCATGACAATTAGCTAATCTAGCTTCTTCCACGCTATTAAAATCATATTCATCACAATATGCTCGACTATATGATCCAATAGCATTGCCGGTTTCTCTATCAATAATTCTAAATACATTTTCTGGTTTTCTTTCTCTTGGTTTCATAACTATTTTTTTTATTTTGAATGTAAAAACCCACCCATTGTTGGTTGTAATATTCTATATAATATATTATTTATAACAATTCTTATATAATATTTTCCATCTAAATAACAACATTGATAATAATTAATCGTGGGTTCATCATCACAAACAATACTATATCCTTCTATCATAATTGCTAGAATAGCTTCTGGTGTTCCGATTAAAACTCCACTTAATTTTTCAACTAACGAATTATGTATTTTTTTAATTTTTCTTCCTTCTTCTTCTGGTAAATGGTATAAATCAATAAAATTCTTTTCTAATTCTTGATATTCTTTCCATTCATCATTTAAGCTTTTTGCAGAATCTTTACAATTATCATTTGTTTTAATTAGTTCATCTGCTTGACGACGATATTTTCTTCGTTTTTCAATTAATATTTCAGTATTATTTTCCATATTTGACAGCAAAACCTTCTTTAATCATTCGTTGATTCAAGTTTTCACCATTCAGATATACATCAGCTAAATACCCACCATACTTTCCAGTTTTATCTTTATATGTTTTTAGTATAATTGTTTCACCTTCAATTTTACTAGATAGCCATTCTTTGCTGAGTAACCCCCTCTCTCTTTGGTCGCCACGAATTTCAGGGGCATTGATATCATATAATCTGATCTTCTTATTTATCATTATCATTCCAAAACCGAGATCAATATCTACGGCAATAGAATCTCCGTCATATACATCAATGACATACGCTGTATATGTGTATTTGTTATTTTCAGTCATAATTTTTGTTTTTGTTTATTTTCTTGTTTCTAGTAAAAACTTTCGTTCTATGTGATCATTAAATTTATAATCGATTAGCGTTATAGTCGTCATTTTATTTATAAGAAATGTTCTGTAGCCGCCGTTGTAATGATTTTTCAATTCTTTTTTTAGTTTACCATAATAGAATCTTCTACTTGAGACTTCCATAATTAATTTTGGTATTCGTAATTTCCTAAATCTTCTTATTTTTGGTATATAAACCAAACCAGTATTTTCAGCCAATCGATTGAAATTATTTACATTAAATTCATCTAGACTCAATGCATGAATTTTGTTTTTATATCTTGGATTCAGAATCAACAACATATATTTCTTTGGTGTTACTGCATATTCTGGTTTATACATACAGTTGATTACCATTCCTTTTTCTAAGTTTGGTATTGAGAACTGGATTTTATCGTTTATATTTAGTATATGTGAGTTATAGAAGCCCATTTTATTTTCCTTCTGAAGACCAGACTGCTTTCTTTTTTAGCTCGTCAAATGGTTTATTTTCTTCTCCAAATCTTGCGTCCATTTCATATAGTACATATATATCTTCATCAATTTCGTCTGCGATTTTGATTAGTTCTTCAGAATCAATCGTGCAATCTATGTCTCCAAACCAGATTTTACCTACTGATCCGCATATAATATTCGCATTAAAATATACTTCATTGTCGGGAAATTGATCACGATAAAAACTCTTACTAGCAGATATTAGTCGGCCGGCTGATCCAAGATTATTCACGCATATTTTTTCTAATTCATTCATTTTACATTTTCTTTAGTTTTGGTATCTTAAATTCTTTTGGTTCCTCTTTTTTCATATTCAATTTTGGTAAATTCAATTTCATTTCAGTTGGTAAGTTAATATGCTTATCCAATATATTCTTAAATACTTTATCCATAACCTCCAAACTAAAGTTTTCGGAACTGTATGCTGTATTTTTCTGAGATAGTTCAAGATAAGAGTCATATCTCTTATAAATATCAAGCATTATTCTTTTTGCCTCGTTATAATCAACCGTAAACCATTTTGATCCTTTTATAATCATGTTTTTAACGAAAGCAGACGGATGTACGTCAGTTAGAGTTCCTGGTAATAGAGTATTATAGTTCGGATTCAAAAAATCAAGTTGTCCACTCCAACCAGATGCTATAATTGGTTTTCCAGAGATGGATGCTTCGAGTAGTGGTCTACCAAAGCCTTCACCTTTTGTAAATGTTATATGTACCTTCACTTTATCATGATTATAGAGGCTGTTCATTTCTTGGTCAGTAAGATCACCATGCAATAAATAGATATTTGGTGTATCATACTTGAATTTTTTTCTGATGTTGTCTATCTTCTCTAACATTTCAGTACGATCAATTGCTGAAAATGTTGCTCCGCTAGTTTTTAGAATTAATCCTGGTCGATTTTGTGGTTGTTTTGATTTGAATGCTTCACAGAAAGTACGAATTAGCATTCCTACATCTTTTCGGTCTTGTCCGGTGATTCCAGATAACCAGTGTCCGACAAAGCAAAATAAGAATTTTTCTGGAATTTGTTTTAGTTCATCCTTTAGTTCTTTCGAAATTTCTTTAGTCTTCTTATAGATGTCCGTTGAGATTCCTTCGAAGAGTATTTCCACCGGTTTATTTAATTTAATTTCGCCGATTTTCTTTTTGGTATTTGAGTCCATTTTATCAAATCCAACGTCAGCCAGCGTTGATTTGGAATGTTTTGATGTTGCTATAATTAGATCCATACGATTCGCGCCTTCTATCCAGCTAGGATCGCAAATATTAGACTCTATGGCTGCCGTTATCCCTATATTAAACTTTCCCACACGTTGGAACTCAGATGGTATAGTAATTTGGATCCAGATATCTGGCTGCTTATTCATTTGTTGAAATACAAGTCTAGAGATCAAATCATCATCTACCTCTTCAGTTAGTACATTCATCGGGCACGACCCCCATTTTGTGCTAATTAATTTAATATCCCAATCTGGGTGAACTCGAATTATGGATCTTACTAAATCTCTCGCATGGCTTCCATATCCGCTGCGTGTAGCGATCGGGCTCGAAATGATGCAGAGCTTCTTATTTTCTTCCGCTTTAATATCTTTTTCCATGTAATCTTTCTCTTTGTGTATTATAATATTTTTCTTCTATTTTCATTTTTCAATTTTAGACATTATTCTACTGTTTTATAAGAAATCTTATTTATTGCTGGGTTAATATAGACGTATCCAACTTCATTTTCTTTACCAGCTCTTTTCTGAAAATCGACAAATGCATTGCAAATCGTATTCCCTATTCCAAACAATCCGGAATATTTTTCTTCAATATATTTTTCTGTATCATACATCGCTGATTCGCCTAATTGAATATCATGTATAAGCTCACTATCAGATTCCATATTAAATATAATATATTTTCCACCATATCTCATTGTTACAATTGTAAGTGGATATATATCTTCTAAATAATTGATTTCTTTTTTCATAATTCTACTGTTTTATCATTGTATATACACCAAATTCTCTAATAACTCGATATGTATTATCTTTGTATTCGAATGATTTTGGTATTGTTTCGTTTGTAAATGATTTTGCTTCATCAGTACATTCCTCTACTAATACATAAAGTGCATACTTTTCATCTCTTTTAGTTATGAATACATCAAATGTTAGTTCTTCTTCTTTGAATAGTTTTTTATACTTCTCGTATAATTTTGATTTTGCTTTTCTTACTTCTTTGAAGTCCATAATTTTATATAAATTTATTATCTGTAAATGTTGATTTTGTTAATTTTGTTTTTTTCACTTCTACTTTTTCAGCTTTGTATAATTTGAACCGTTTTTTTGGTGCCCAATTCTCCAATGCAAAATCCATATCCTCTATAAAGCGATTACACATTTCAGATGCTGACATGCCAGATTCTGGTCTTAGTAGATATTCTCTTCCATTTAGACCTCGTTCTTTTCGTTCTTCTTTAGAGGTGTCATACCACTCTCTGATTTTGACTGCAATATCTTCAAATCTACAACGATCGTCCGCTATATATGGTGTTGGTATTGATCCTTGAATACTTCTGTTGGATGGCCAAACCACTTTAACCCAATCTCCGTGATTACGATATCTGCCATCGTGGTTTGATGGCCACTCTTCACTATAATCGTTGACTGTTAAATATTCGCCTTTTTCATTTTTGAAGCCACATTGATCTTGAAGTCCTCCAGTTACATTTACGATGATCGGAGTTCCAGCCATAAGTGATTCGGCTGTTCCTAGCCCGAACCCTTCATTTGATGATGCCATAATCGTTACATCCACTCGATTATATAAATGATTTAATTCAACAGTTGATACTTTATCTTTCGAGAAAATAACATTCTGATCTTGGCATAATGTATCAACCACAGCTTGTAAGTTAGTACCAGCATCGTCCATCGGTGCTGTATGTAGTGCTAGCAAACATTTTTTTGCTTTACCTTCTGGTAATTCTTCACAGAATAATCTATATGCATAAATTATATCTGCTGTCATCTTTCTTCTGATGTTCCGGTTATTATAGAATAGGATGAAATCATATTTTGATGTATCGCCCCATACTTTAGTGACTGTTTCTTTGGCTTTGATTTTTTCGGATTCATCAGTGATTGGATGGAAATATTTTTCGTTGATTCCATGTGGAACATAACTTAATAATGTTTTACCGTGTCCCTTGCTCACAGCTTCCTCTTTTTCAAGATCGACAGTAATATCGTCGCCCATAACGGCTTTTACTAATGCATGTGTCTGTTTTGATATATTCATAATCAAATCACATGATTCATAGAATGGTTTGTTCCACAGTGGAGGGGGTGGGCAGTCCCAAATTGCATAAAAAAACACTGGAATTGACTGTCGTACTTCATGTTCCATCTGGTATAGCCAATTCCAGAATCTTGGATCTGTATAATGGAGTATTGCATCCGGCTGCTCTCGGTTTATTAGTTCACGAAGGACCTCTTGATTCCCGTACCCATTGAAGGGATAAAGTTTTACATTTGCATCCTTTACGCCGGTTTCTTTTGCGATTTCAGCAGAGAGGTCTAGTATTTTGCCCACGTCGGGATTAGAAATCGCCGAACCTAATTGCACAATCCGATATTTATGGACTATGCCAAGAACAATTTCTTTGGACATGCAAGCAATTCCTGAAAATAATCTCAAATCGTCGCTGAGTAATAATATACAAGGCTTTTTCTTAGTATTTTCCCCTATTTTCTTAAGTTTTGGTAAGTTAATTTTCTGTTCACTCATGTTTTTATTATTTTATTAGTCTTGGTCCTTTTTGTAAATTTTCCTTCCATGGTATAAATTGTAGAACTTCAGAGTGCACGTCTTCGGTACAAAATAAAATAGTTACGCTTCTTGTTGGCAGTCTATCTTTTACGTTTATCCATTCCATATTTTATTGATTTTATTTGTGATATAATACAAATACCTCTTGGCAACATATTTTATCTACATCAATATTTCCGGGCGATCCCGGTAGATGAGATTGCCTTGCCTCACTTGCATGATACACTATAGATCGTAGTGGTATAATACTATCTATAATTCCACCATTATTTATTATTTCAGATATCTCATCATTTAATTGAGATGTTATTTCGAAAGATATATTTCTGTATTTTTGTTTCATAACTTATTTCTTATATATATTGTTTTCAATTTTATTGGATTATTTTTTTAATGTAAAATAGTTTTCTATTTTGTATATAAATTCTTCTTGTGTTTTACCTATATAATCAAAGATTCTACCGGAAGTTGTTATGCCTACAAATCCATGAGTGTCCACTGTTGTTAAATATCTAAATCCCCGTACTTGATCTTCAGTCCAATTTGGTGATACATATTCATTTACTTTTAACGAATCATATGGTATGTATCTTTGTGGAAATATAAAAATAGATTGTTTATACTTTAGAGTTATTTCATAACAATATTGTATTCTTTCATATATTTCTTCTGGAGTATCATTAAAGTTATACAGCATATATAAAAATGGATATGCCTTAATATTATATTTTTTAATTAAAAGAATGGTTCTATCCAACCATTTCTTATCTGCCTTTCTATCATAAGCAAATCTAATATATGGCACAGTGCCTGGTGCATTTCCTTGAGAAGTGAATGTTAATCTAGAAATATTTTTTGCAACCTCATCAGTAAACAATTTCATTTCAAATCCAGATACAATGTCCACCTTTAAATTAGCATCAACTATTTCTGTTATTATATTATTATATTCTGGATTTGCTACAAAATTATTATCAAGTAGTATTAATTTTTTACAATTATATCCCAATTCCATTTTTGCAAACCTTATTGCATCACTCATAGATTTTTTACAAGATATTTTTCCTTCAACCATTGGGACAGCACAATATTTACATTTATTATTACATCCTCTTGATGTATAGTATGCAAATAAATTCTTTTTATTTTTTAATTTTTCTAATCTTCCACCAAACCGCAATGGTACTTCTTCATCTTTAATATCACAATTATATAATGGTACCACATTATCAATTAAAGAACACACCCCACTATATGTTTCGATATCATAAAAAAACGACTTATGTTTATCAAAATAACCAGGACTCATAGTTGGAAAAACCCCACCAACAATAAACCTTGCAGATGGAAACAATCTTTGATAAAAATCTATAGTTTTATCATACGTACTAGTATAACATGAAAATATACATGACATAAATATTTTTGTAGGAACTATATCTGGCCTAATTACCCCCCTTATATATTGAAACTTAACATTATTATCTTTACAATATCTAGCAAATTTAAGTAACGCTATATTATATGTAATAGTTTTGTGTCGTGGTTCAACTAACAATACAATATCATCCACATCTATAGTTAGATCTTTATTCATATTTGTTCAAAAATTAATACCGGTTTATTAATCTTTTCTGCTTCACTTATTGTATGTCTTGTTCCAGTTGATTTTGTATGTGGATTAATAAATGCTATAACTACATCTGAGTTCTTAACTATCAATGTATTACGATGGAAGAAGTGAGACGGATGATATCCTTTTCCAAAGTATGATTGTGGCATTATTGAATATTGGTTCTTTCTAGTATGAGCTGGATTATATTCGTGGTATTCAATGCTAAAAAATATAGCATATTTCTTAGCATATGCATCAGCTCCATCTTTTGCTCCTCCCGACACTATTGTTAGTTTATCTTCATATTTTTCTTTGAGTTGATTTACGCAATCTCGAATCATCATCTCATCAGAAAAAGTTCTACTGCCAACTATTGCTATTTTCATTTTTTACCACCATTTATTTTCTAGTTTATTTAATCTTTCTTTTATGATTTCAAAGTATTTTTGTTCTTTCTCCATAAGAATAAATCTACGGTTCGTATTTATGCAAGCAACCCCAGCCGTTCCACTTCCCGCGCAGTTATCTAAAACTAAATCTCCTTCGTTCGTATATGTTTTAATTAAGTATTCAAAAAGTGCGACCGGTTTTTGAGTATCATGATATTGGTTCTCATTATGCATACTAAAATCTAAAATTTGCCTTGGATATCCTTCAAATCGTATAATTCTTTTTAGCTTATTACTCTTTCTACCGGGATTAACCGCTCTATTAGTATTATATGTTTTTGGTCTTTTCCACTCTTTATTCACTTCAACCAAATTTTGCGGATAATATGTCATATTATTAGCTGATCCGTTTGCTGTAGTTCCGTATGAGAATACTGTTATTTCCTCAATATCCTTTAGTGGTTTAAGTTTTGCATTAACATAACCAGATGGTCGCGACTTTCTCCAATACCACATATACTTAAACATTTCAAAATTACTACTAATCAAAAAACTAGTAAATGGTTGTTGGCAAAATAATACTACTGCAATATTTTTTTTAATTATTCTTTCATATTCATTCCAGAGAGGTTCAAGTGGAATAATAGTATCCCACTTACAGCTAGTAGTTCCATACGGCAGATCACAAAGAACCATATCAATACTTTTTTCTGGTATGTCTTTCATAAGTTCCAAGCAATCTCCTAGTCGGACTTCGCCCAATTCATATTTTACTATTTCATTCATCTAGATATTTATCAAGTTTCTTTTTGGTTTCTTTTAGTTTGATTTCAATTTCATTAAATTCTGATTCTGATACGAAGACAGGATTTATACACTCAATTCGTATGCCAGTATCATCGTAATCTGGAACGATAAACATTACAATATCTTCATCACCAAACATACCCCTTGATTTATTTAGTGATTCTTCAATTTCACATATATATTGTTTTGTATATGCAGCGTCTGTATCGAATATGCCGACATATACAACTAATATTATTGGTTTTTCTTTTTTGCTCATGATTCAGTTCTTTTATTTAGGTGGCATAATTCATGTTTATCCTTAAAATCACAAAAAGTACAGTTGTATTCTCTCGGTCCATGTACAGCTTTATATTCTGCTTCTATATTATAACTTCCATCATCATTAAAACAGTGTTCAATAAACTCTCTAAATTCCTTTAGCACCCGATTTGTAGTAACACTTCCAGTTGATGGTTTAAATTCTTGTACCCTTCTTTGTGGATATATAGAATCCTCATATATTTCTCTCTTCAATATAAAATAACTTGCTTCAATATCGTCAATATTAATCTTATATAATTTACTAAAAAAATATTTATACAGAACCAATTGAGCTAGTTTTGTTTTATCTTTCTTTTGGTATTGATTCCAACCTTTTGTTGATGTTTTAATATCTTGCATATAGAACTTTTTATATGTTGTATCAGATATAATCAAATCAATATATGCTAAAAACCAAATATTCTCATTTATATCAGTTAACTGTATATAGATTGGTATTTCTGATCCTTCGAAGTCGTGTCCTCGTTTTGAATAATATTTTGCTCTATTTTTTCGGAACCAAGTTAATATCTTTATACCATCTTCTAAGAAAGAATACATTTCATCTTTTGTGATTTGAACTTTACTGCCTTTCTTTTTAGCATTAGTAAATTCATTTAACATTTCAGTCATTAATAATTTATTCCAGTCAAAATCCTCTAGTTTTTGTATTGTTGTATCAAACATCATTTGAAGATATCGTTGGATCACAGTATGCATTGCCGATCCAAAAAGCAAGTGGATGCTGTAAACATCATCGCCTAACTTATCTATATATTTTAGTTTCCATGATAACGGACATGATGAGTACATACTAAACTGAGTATACGACACTATTGTGCCAGATTTATTATCCACAGTATTTCTAACACCTTCTATCGCTTTATGATTAATCATGTTTTTCCGATTATTTTTTTTATTTCTTTATCGTCCATTCCGTATATTTTCATTACACCAATAAGATATAATCTTCCATCTTCATTTTTATTTATTATTTCCAAATAATCTTCTGCTTCTGTGTGGCTGATTTGGAAATGTTTTGATAATATTTCGAGTAATTCCTTATTACTTTTTCCCTTTGATTTGCCAATATATTTGTTATATATTTTCTTTTTTGGTAATAGATCAAAATATACTTTATATGTAGATGCTTTATCCAGTATATTAATTGTATATTGTTGTAAATAATCAACTAGATCAATTAAATCAAAATCCATAGATAACCATCTATTTAACATAAATACATTAAATGATTTTCTATCCATTTCATCATATTCTGACCACGGTGTTTTTTTATTTGTTAGGTCATTTATATTATCAAATATAGTCTTTGCCTTGTTGCCATCTTTTTTCTTAGTATTCATAGTCAAGTATTTCTCTACATTTTGCACATCTAAAAGCCATTGCAGGAATTATTCTTTCCTGTCCATCTGGATTTACTGGATCTAATGCTGATAATTTATGTATTACGAACACTTGTTCAAATACTTCGCTATCGCATTCTTCACATGTAATTTTTGGTAAACCAGATATATTAATATTTTGTTTTGTCATTATTTTATTCCTCCTTTATTTTTCATTTATGGTCCTAATTAATTTCACCAATAAGCTTGTTACCGCAATTTCTTTATCCACCACGAAAGTCGACTGAAACTGAGTCTCGGCTATTTCTAATATAACAGATGCTATATTTCCTTTTGCATAGTCATCTACATTATCAAATAGAAATCTATATAAATCTTCGAAATCTCTTACTTTACTATCTGATATTATTTTACGTATTGATTTGAATTTTTCTTTTGGTTCTTTATTGGATTTTAGTTCTTCTGCTATTTTTAGCATATAATTTGATTCAATAATTGATTGTTTGCTAATCTTAAGTTTACCATTAATGGATTGTCGTTGAATCAAATTAATAGCTCTCCTCATATCCGGATATGTTGAATTAACAACTACTGCTAAATCAGATACATCATATTCCACTTGCTCTTTATTAAGAATTTTAGTTAATAATACAGCGACCTCTTTCCTGGATGGTGGTGTTATATGGTATACATCGCAACGACTTTTGATTGGATCAATTATTTTTTCAACATAATTACAAGTTAAAATAAATCTTGTATTTCTAGATGATGCTTCCATTGTATTTCTAAGTGCTTGTTGAGAACCACCCATTCCACCAAATGATAAATAATCCGCTTCATCAAGAATTATAATTTTACGATCCTTAAATCCAATTGATGTTGCGAATGGTATGATTTCGTTTCTAAGAAAATCAATATTACCTTTATCACTGGCATTAACATACATGAAATCACAATCTATATTCTTAACCAATAATTTTGCTAAAGATGTATTGTGGCAAATAACACCATTAGATGTTATATATTCGTGTGGACTATCTATTGAAAAATCATAAACATCTTTAATAGTTCCTGATATTGCCCCCATCTTTTTTTTATTTCCATATATTGTATCAACTGTATCGGCATCTTTTATACATATAAATCTATTATTACATCTAACTAAATGTTTTTCATCACATTTAATATTTATATCATCTTCAAATTTATATATATTTACTTGACCCTGTTTTTTTATTAAAGAATTAATACGTTTATATTTATTATATTGATTTTTAATAGCTAAATATCTATTAATATCAACAGTATCATTATCATCAATATCCAATAAATTAAAAAACTTAAAAAGTTCTCCAACTGGTAACCTAAATTTCTTTTTCATAAAACTGTTTATTTTTATTTACATAATAATCAATCCAACCATCATCATGCGAGTTTGCGGTTCTAGCATGACACGAATGGCATAAGAATATTAAATTAGTATATGTTTTCTAGAAAATATTTCAAATTTCATATTGTTTTAGTATCTTATATTCATCATCAGATACTTCCATCTCAATATCAATATACTCAGAATAATCCAAACATTTGCCCGTCCCAGCTTTCCCATATAATAATAGATTTGGGATTTCGCCACTTTCTATCCATATTTTGACGCTCTGTATTAATGCTTCATTGCCCACATAATCATCTAAATTTTGGGGGCGGTACCGCTCATTCCAGAAAAAATGTTCTTTATTTTTGTCAATCATATAATCTTAAATTTATTAATCAAATAATTCCATATCAGCATCAGTTCTATTACTGTGTTTCATTGCATGGACCATATATTTCATGATATAATTATTATCAAATCCAGCCTTCTCTAGTTTTTTCATTTCCTCTAAAATTTTACCATCTGGGTCATCTTTTGCTAACATTTTTGCCATTTTATTAACGGCTGATTTATACTTTTTTGGAGTGTCTAATATTATATTATTCACTACTACTTCCTGTTTTGTTCTATTTTTCATAATTTATCCTAGTTTCTTAAATATCCAAACTGGCTCGCAAAATACTGAATTCTTATCACCTTCGAACTCTTCAGTTCTCGCGGCTGAATTTGGTCTCAGCGTCATTTGCATTCCAATTGCTCCTATGTATTTTGCTTTATGTTTTCCTTCAACATATTCAATCATTATATCACATATATTCATATATGTATTGCCTCTTTTTACGTCAGCTATATTGATCAACATATGTCCGCCTGGTTTTATTGTTTTCCATACATTGTCTATTGCTTTATGTAGAAATAATTCATTCCAGTCGTTGATTGTTTTATATTTATTGCATGATTGAGTTTCTTCACCAGAATATACTTCTGTATCGAAGTATGGTGGTGATGTAAATACCAAATCAATTTTATTTTCATATTTTGATAAATCAGCATCTTCAGCTGGAGCAATTATGAAGTCTGTTTTTTTGCTAACTTCAAACCAGCCGTTCCATTTTTGATAATGCTCGGCTTGTTCATTATATATCGGATGATTATCAACTTTTGGATCTACGCCAACATATAATTGTGCTGTGTTTGCTGCGAAAAACCCAGCTAGTCGATCTCCCCATCCCATCGAGAAATCCAAGACAGATTCTGCTTTGAAATAATCATACAGTACTTTAGCTACGTTTGGCTTAAACTGAGAACATATATATGTACGCAATGCTGTCATAGTCTTAAACGCACTTAGATTGAATTCTTCAAACCCAAGTGTATAAAAAGCTCCAGCTATTAAGTACGAATATTTGTGTTGATTCCATACATCAATTGGAGCTGGAAACCTAATTGAAGATGAACTCCATCTATTTTTTATATGGAAGAAATCACTAGATATATTGCCAGTCATTATGCGTCTTATGTATGTGTTCTTACCATCTAGTTTAACAGAATGCTTAAAATCCTTTTCATTCCTAAAATTCCAATCGCCAGTAACAAACAACTCATTAAGACGAGTAGACTTCAATTTCAGATAATCGACATAGCAATCTTTCAACGAATGTTCGCGGATCGGTGGTGGATAAGTAACCATAACATTTGCTAACTGTATCCTACCTTCTCTTACTTCGAAATTTTTAACTATATAATCGTGTTCCTCTTTTGTAATATAGAGGTATGGTTCCCGATTCAAAAATCTCTCAAAATAAGGATGTAGTGGTGTTGGTGTATATCCAGTTTTAGCAGACATAATTAAATACTTTGAGCAGCAACTAAATAATATTCAGTTTCAAATTTAGTAGAAGTAAACTTAATAAATGATAACCCAGCAGATGATATTTTAATTGATCCACTTAAGCCTCTATTTGCTTTCAATACTTCAGTTAACATATTTGAATTTAATGTTACTTCATCAATTTTTGATTGCGTTTTTGCCTTAATATCAAGTGTAATTGTATTTGTATTGGTATGTTTTACATAACCAAAAACAAACTTAATAGAATCATCGTCTGCAATTGCAGTAAATGTTTCTGCATCAATAGCATTATTTACTCGAATAAAATCATCAATAAAATCTGTGTCGATATCAACTTCGATTTCATATGGTGGTTCTGCTTTCATTTTTGGAACTACCGGAATTACACTCTGTTCGCATACAACATACTTTGTTTTGATTTTTTTATCCGATAAAATGACAGATGATATTTTGTTTGCTGAAGATTCTTTTTTGTACTCAATATCAATAGTATCGTCCAGTACATCAAGCATTTTCTTTAGCTTTCCGGTATTATAGATTCCAAGTTCGGCTTCACCCAAGTCCTTAAAATCATTCATCACGACAGTTCCTTTTGTTGTTTTATCATCAGATATAAAATCAACAGATACTGTGTCGTTCTCTGATTTAATTAGTACAGTAGAGATATTATCTCCGAGACTGTACTTGTCAATGAATTGTAATAAACTTTCTTTTTTCATGATTTGTTTTTATTATTATTTAATTTTCCTTATTAGTTCTTCTTCATTATCAAAAATATCATCTTGACTATACCAATCATATGATGTATAATTATCGGTTTTATACGTAATTACTAAATAATCAATTTCAATTCCATCTTTTTCAACAACGCTTCCTTTTTCTCCAGGATGTCTACCATACTCAAATTCACTGTATGGTTGACTTTCTATAACTCTAATTTTGTCAATTCTACTTTTATAAATTTTCTTTGATGATAATATATAAACATCGGCACCCACTTTATATTTTACATTATATTCTTTCATAATTTATTATTTAATTTAATTTTTTTCTATCTTCTTCATTTTCTTCTTGTATGATTTTGCTCCAAGTTTCGTGATAATCAATTTTTACTCCCTCTAGTAATCCCATTGCTTCATAATAATTCATTGAAGACCAGTTTACGACTTCAAATATTATTCTATGAGCAAAACCAGTTTTTTCTTCTATTGATGAAATATGTTCTAAGACCCCATTAATTACTTTTTCTTCTTTTTTCATAATTTAATTTTTATATGCCAGAAATATTGGCTCATATTTATACCAAACTCCTTTTATCTCTATCCAATTTAATACTCCTTTCGGTCGGATTCCAATCATTTTCGTCATTAACATCCGATAATATCCAATATATTCCATTCCCAAATCCTTCAGTATTTGCACTGAATCTTCTTGTAACGGTAAATACTCATCTTTGCCTATTTTAATTGATGCTATATTCCACGCCAAATACCTATCATTGTCCAGATATTCAACTGCTGTTTTCAATGTTGGTTTTAGAAAATTATCCCTCCAGTCTTCATATTTAGGATATTGAATATATGATTGACCATCAGAATCGCCATATTGTTCTCGATTAAAGTAGGGAGGCGACGTAAACACAAAATCAATCTTTCCTTTATATTTTTGAAAATCGGGATTCAAGTGTATATTTTCACTTCCCGATGGATATATGTCATATGTATTTTTATTTTCTTTTGATTCAAAAAACTTATTAAAATTTTCATTTGTTGATCCAATACATTTTTCATTATAGAAGTCAGCTAAGTATTCATACCTTGTAATATTGGGTCCTGATATGAAATTATCTATATTTGGATCTACTCCAACATAATGTACTCTTTTTGATAATGACATTGCTCCCAAAATACGACCGCCCCAGCCAGCACTTGGATCATATATATTGATCACATCCTTATCTATGTGTTCTGTATACTTTTCGTACAGTAATTTTGCAGTAGTTGGTGGAAAATTCACAACTGGTTGCGTTCCAAGACTTAGTCTGAGTATTTGAATTATTCCTGGAAATATTTGTTGATTTTTTTTATAATATCGAATTAAGTATTTTTTATCGTCTTTTAGATCGGATATATTTGTTAGTTCTTTTTGCGTTATATGATTTGATTCAATTAATTTTTCGATGTCTGATTTGATGAGATATACGTATTCATCATCACTGCAATCATCTACTTCATTTAACCATATGCCATAATTTGTTAGTTTTTTAATATTATCAATAATCCATTTATATCCATCACCGCCCATATAACAAATTTCATCCTCATTTGTCTGTTTTGTTAGCGATTTTGAATATATGTACATTGAATCACGTTTGAGTGTCCGCTTCATTATATGAATAAACCTATCTAGAAAACAATCCTTTGAAATCACATCATATATTGATTTTGCTTTATCTGGGTTTTTACTTATAGTAATTTTAGTTTTGAGCATTGTTGGGAAAAATTGATTTATTTCACTTCCAGTTTTATTGAAATTTCGGATTATTCCCAAGCAATCCTTGTCTGGTAAAATCAAGTCTGGTGTAAAAAACCCTCTGATTTTCCGGAATGACTTTATGATATCAATTTCATTTTTTCCTACGACCGGAGGGATTCCATTGTTCCAGTTCTGGATGACTTCTAATCTCAATAGCTTTACCCAAGCGGTAAATTGACATTCGTCCATGCCCAGTATATCATCATATGATATATTTGATTTGAATTTGTCGAAATCTGTTTTCTCGTAAAAATACTTCATTTATATAAATATACAAAAATTATGGGACAGCTACAAGCTTTACCAGAAATTATTTACTACCTGGTCATTAACTACATCATATTTAGCTGTTATCAATTTATATGAAGCAAAATATGGAAATTTAGTCTCTTTATATTGTTTAACTCCAGATTGTCCAGCGCCCATATTAACTAAATAAGGTTTTTTTATATCATCGTAGATTAATTTGAATACACAATAATCCATATACATACATAAATCAGTATATTTTTCATCAGTGAAAGCTTTCCTACATAATAGATTATATTTGCCATTAGACGCTCTATCAACGACTGAATATCCGACTAATTCATTATCATCATAAAACCACTTTTGCACTAGTTTATCTTTATAATTGTTCAGATTCTCTTTAATGAATCTAACATCATAGCCAGTATGTAATTGAAAGTGTGCATCTTTTCTCATATTATTCCACTTCTTTATAAAAATATCAAAATCATACATTGATCTAACGCTGTCTCTAACCTCAAAATTAAATCGTTTTGTATAATGATTTCTTCTATATCTTAAATGTCTATGTTTTTTTCCTTCCAATTTGAAAAAATCACCATCAAATATTGAAATAATGCTATCATTTTTAGATTTAGCATGCTTTATTCCACGTTTCAGAAATAAATCATAATTATCCTCGCTCATATTAAACAGTATAATTTTCTTTATGCCGTCTAGAAATGGCTGAGCGTCTTCGATATATTCTTGCTTGAATAATACCATTTGATTCTTATTCTTTATGAATCCAATATTATTTGGAAGTGGCTTGCACATCAGATTATAAAATGAAATATAATATGGCAACGAGAAAAAATCATCTATTTTAATTTTATTTGGATCCATTTTTAATTAGTTTTTAACTCCATAAACGAAAATATATCTGCCGTCGTATTTATTTTCAGCTATTTCTCCATCTTTATCGAAAGAACCGAATTTAATATCATGAAAATCATCTTTCATATAATATACCACTTCTTCAACTTTATGTTTCCAAGTTCCAGCCAATCGTCGATTGTCTGTACTAAAACGATGTTTTATATACTTATAATAATTAACTGATGTTAGCCAAATTTGACCGCCACTATTTACTACTTCTTTGATTACATCAAAAATATGCTCCATTGAATTTAGATCTAATACCTGCAATACACCAATCATAGTGCAGAGATCATATGTTTTAATGCCATCGTTATTTGGTATATTAAATAGATTGTCATTTATAAATTCTACATTATGATTTTTATTTTCTTTTTTAGCATAATCAACAAAATTTGGTACGGCATCGACGCCAACAATATTGTCTATTTCATGATTTGATATAACATAATCTATAAACTCTCCAGTTCCACATCCAATATCGATAAATGAATCGACCGTGCTGAAATCTATAAATTTGCATGCCAAAATATAATTATTACTCATCGCGGTCTTAGTATTCCAAAGCAACCGTCGGTAATTCGATTTGTATTTCGTATAATACTTATTCTGATATTTGTATAGTATATCAGTATTTTTAGTTCTTACTTTTCTCTTTTGATCAGCTCTTAAATTAAGAGTTATATCACTAAAGTCTATGTCTCCGTCTTTATAATTGTATATCATCTAAAAATCAAAAAATTTATTTATGTTTTTATTTATTAACGCATTAATCTCGCCCCAGCCCAAAGCTTTATAGAATGAATTTAATTTATTTACCAGCAATAATTCAAAGATTTTATTTCGGTCTATATATTTTTCAATAAATTCAATAATTTCTGGCGGATCGTCATATCCCCGATAAGATAAAGATTCAAATTGATATGGATTGTCTTTCAAGTAAACACTCTTAATTTTATCTTTATTCCTGATGTGCTCGTAATCTTTTGATTGATCAAATATATTAATCAAATCATTATAATATATACATCCTTTTATATGTGATTGAGCTCCTTTTTTAATTTCAGTCAATCCTCCTGGTGTTTTTCTTCCAGAATACTTACCAATACCATTTACTGAAGATGGTCGAGCGATATCTTTTACTTCAATTGAATTTATTTTTTCTTTGAATTGCTCAATATGTTTATCCAAAAACTCTTTTGACTTAAACTCTAATATATGCATTAATGTTTCCTTCATAAACTCACGCATACTATTTGGAAAATCACTACGTACAGTATCCAATCCCTTTACATCTAATTTTGGTTTTTCAAGTCTCACGCCCTCTTTATCAACTATTAGTAATGCATATCGTTTCTTTACATCTAACCAAAATCCGGATTTTGCTACAAGTTCTTGCTTAATTTTGTAGCTATGATTTTTAACACAATGAAATCCATTTGAATAATTTTTATACGAATCATTAATAAAGTTTTGTATTTCTCTAGTGATTTCAAGTGTTTTATTAATCATAAAAGAATCATTTTCATAATCCTCAGTTGGATATCTTTTTTCAATAATTGGTAAAGTTGAAAAGAATAATGAATCCATCTACGTATCGATGTAAGCACAATAATCTACTTGATTATTTTTTGATGCACTTACATCGATATTTAACTCTTTATTATAAAATAAATTTGCAACTTTTTCTGAATATGTTATTAATGTCCTTCCACTCGACGTTGTTGCTTCCGCATTATCTAAATCATACCAACGAAATGATTGCAGACCAAGACACCCATAAATTGAGTTAAGCAAAACCTTTTGCCTTTCCTGGAGTCTATCGAAATACTGATATTTCTTTGATCCTTCTTTATGTTCATCGCGTTTTTCCTTTACATCATCGCGCTCAAAAGACCACAATTCAAGTATATTTGGTATCAAACCACGTTTTTCAAGTGAATAAATTATTCCATTGGATGATATAGAACAATTATATTTTATCAACAATTTCCTTAATTCAGAATACGTAATCAATAATTCATCTGAGTCAAATATGACTCTTATATTTGCGTCTTTATTATTATAAAACTCATATGGGTCAAATTCAAATACTTTGCCTTTTTTTGTTTCTGGAGATATATTCAATGTAATAATTGAAAACGGATACATTGATTTTAAGTCTAAATCAAACATCCACTTAAACCTACCTGGTTTTGGTGGTTTAACTCTAGCTCCTGTAAACTCGAACGATACCTTATAAGTTTTATCTATATATTCTTTTAGTGGTTCCTTTAATATGAAATAGTTCCCCTTATATTCTTTATAGTCGACATATACAAATGAGGATTTTGATTTCTTTATGCCTAACATACCACTTAATGGTGTTTCTTTTGGTATGCTTCTAACATATAATTTTGATTCATCTAAGTTATGATCTCGAGATAATACAAGTTTGATTTCTGGTTTTTTATTGGGTGATACTATTTCATTATTTTTCAAATACGTTAATATCGCTCCTTCTAAATATCTAGACGACATAAATATATCTTCGTATGGTACGTGTCCTTTATGACATACCATCTTAGTCAGTTCAATATGGTTTAATTTTTCATCAAGTTGTTTTACAATTTCAACATCACGAAAACAATACTCAATAAATCCTTCGATGTCTGTATTGTATAGATCATCCAATGATTTGTCATATTTTACCTTGCCAAGTCCTATCTCCAATTCACCAATAAAATCAAGTGAATATGCTTGTTTCTGGTTTGATTCGAATTTCTTATATAATAATAAATAGTCTAAACAATTTACACCAGCTATTTTATATTCACCGTCGTTATAATGATCCTCTTTAACTATGTTAATTGGACTTAATTGTTTTGCTACATCTTCACCAAATATATTGGTATACCTATTATATAGATATGGTATATCAAAGTTATTTATATTCCAACCAGTTAGTATCGTTGGTTTGATTTTGTGTAATATATTAATAAATTCATCCAATAAAGATACTTCATCTTTGAATGATATAATTTTAACATTTTTCTTATTTACATCTTTTATAATGTCGCTTTTATCAAGAAGAAGTAGTATAGATGAATCTATCTCTTTTATCCAACATGATATTGCAGTTACCTCTTGCTCAGCTAATACTTGGTCTGGGAAACCATCAGCTGATTCGACTTCGATATCAAAAAATAGTGTAATATGATTTTTGGATGGTTCATCTGATAGTCCGTACTTGTCGATCAAAAACCTTATTTCTGGTTTTACATCTGATTCATATAATAAACTTTTATCATATTCTTTAACCTTATATCCCGGTATCCTCTTAACAGTTTTGCCATCCAGTGTATTATACATACCACCAGCATCTAATACATAGGCATACGAATTGTATTTGGATTTATAGTATCCTTTAGCATCGTCGAAGACGTGCATTACATAACTTTCTCGATCGAAAAAAAGATTTTGGTACATTCGTTATTTATTTTTTTTCATTTCAATACTATTTTAATAACTTAATGTTCCAACCAACCATCAAACACATTTCAGTATAAAATTGTGTTTTTTGTTTTTTATTATCAGTTATGCTAATTTGATATTCAACCATTTGGCCATCGGTCTTATGGTCTTCATGTTTATTTTGTTGAATTTGGAATTCCCATCCCAGCATATTATCAAATAATCCATTATAATCATCAACATCTTTTTGTGTAATTACCATTTTAGCTTTTCCATTCCAATCAGATGTTTCATTAACAGATTCTATTATCTCATTTAACCAATCGCTATCGAAATCATTTGGCCAATTCAATTCTTCAAGTAATACCTTTTTCATAATTTTAACATTTACTCCACGAACAAGATTTGCAGCGTATGCATCCCTCTTGATATATCATTTCACCGCCACACTCAGGACATAGCACACTAGATTTATCACCGTCATTAATATATTTTTTCAATGTTCGTGAAATAGCTTTACTAAATGATGCTATTGATTCACCCGATTTATTCAGTTGTTCCATTGCATATTTAACGCCGCCGCCGTGTCGTAATCCCCATGATAAAATTCTAGTGAGAGATTCTTGCTCATCACGTTCAAACAAATTTGTAATATCATTGAATTCTATTGTGTCTGGTATTTCTAGTTTATAATGGCCGCTCTTATGTCGTGTTAATAATCCTTTTGTAAATTTTGGTGATATAGTTATTTTATCTTGTTTGAATGCAAAAACTTCATATGGATCTCCTTCTAATAAACCAACCAATACAACCCATTTTTTACCAAGAGCTGTTATTTGGTGTATATCACAATCAAGTATTTTTGGACGTTTTGGTGCTGAGTTATGTTGGATTTTAGTCCCATTTCTATCTAAATCGTTATTTGATATCAAAACACCGGCACGACAACCATCGCGATATACTGTAATGCCCTTGCAGCCTGATTTCCAAGACTGCTTAAATATATCTGATATTAATTCTTCTGTTGCTGTATTTGGTAAATTAACTGTTACTGATATTGAATGGTCGACCCACTTTTGTATTTCACCTTGCATTTTAACTTTATCCAACCAATTAATGTCATTTGCAGTTGATCCAAAGTATGGAGATTTTTCAAATATATTATTTAACTCATCATCTATTTTATCCTCAATATTAGTATGCCCCATCAATTCCATCCAGTGTTTTAGTTTTGGATGAAATACATTATATTGTTCCCAACTATCACCCGAAGCATCCGTATGATGTACCTTTGCATCAACATCATTTGAATTAATTTTTTTATTTCTTTTATAATATGGCATAAATAACGGTTCAATGCCCGATGTGGTTTGTGTTAATAATGATACAGTATTGTGCGAATATATCCCACCATCTAGTTCATAATAATGATCGTTCTCAACTTCAATATCCATTGTTTCAGCAACATTATCATCTACACTAATCACAGTTAATTCTTCATATTGTATATTCTCTATATTAATCTTTTCCATAATTCATAATTATTTCATCCACTATTTTATTTATTACACCATCCGGATCTTTGCGATAATCATATTCCCACACTATTATTACATTGGAATTTATTTTCTTTTCTAGTATGGAGATCCGTTTTTCGTCTCGTTCCCATGTTTCTTTTACAAATTCTTGCGAAATATCATATATTAATGGATTTTTATGCCAGAAATCACCATAAAATTCGATAACCAAATTTATATCTTTTATATACATATCTGGGACTATTATCCTTACATCATCTTCAAATATAAAAAACATATATTCTGATTCCCCGTAATAAAAATTGCTATATTTATGACAAAGTTTCTTATATATTTCTTCACAGAATTCCAAACCAATATCAGAATATCTTTTGGTTCTTTCTATTTTCTTTTTTGTTAATTCTAGATATCTCCTATTACCGTCTACTTCACCATATTTTTTTATCCAATCCTCTTTCAAGTGCTTATTGGTATTCCTCCAAATCTCGTATTTTTCTTTACCTTCTACTTCACCATATTTTTCGATCATTGTTCGTAGTGTCGTTCCTCTTTTTGCATTTGTTTCCAAATACCGTCTTTTACCATCTACATCCCCATATTTATTTATAAATTTATCTAAACTTGCTGTATTTTGATATTCGGATAATTTTCTTTTTGCAAGTTGAACATCACCGTTAGTAACATCCATCCAATAATTTAATTTTCTAATTGACTTCTTTTTTGATTGATCCACTTTAGATAATGCGGCCAATGATTTTCTTTTAAATTCATTATATTTTTCTTCACCACTAATGCGGCCATATCTTTTTATAAACGCGTTTAAATCTTGTCTAGTATCTTGTTTCCAATTCTCATATTTTTTCTTACCATCTATTTCACCATATTTTTTAATCATTTTATCCAAAGAAACCCCCGAATTCTTTTGTATATCTTTCCATTCGTCGTATTTTTTCTTACCATCTATTTCACCATATTTCAATATATATTTTTCTAATGACACCCCCCTAATAAATCGGTAATATTGATTCATTCCCTCTATTGGTCCATGTTCTTCAACTAGTTTGTTATATTTTTCCAAATACGATATTTTTTTTATATTTCTCACTATTGCTCCTATTTATGTTCCTTTAGTATAAGTATAGAGCAATAGTAAAAATATCAAATATTTATTCAATTTTCTTAATAATAATATCACCAACCCGTAAATCAACTGCCTTCTTCCATATTGCTTCTTTATTATTTAGTTTAACTAAAAATTTATGATTCATGGTTGACTCCAACAAATTATCATCGCTCAATCTAATTCTTTTCGTGTTATATTCACCCGCCCAATATAATTTCGTGATTCTATTCTTCTCACCAAATATATTATACACATATATATCCTGGGTTGGTTCTATCCACATATCTCGTAGTCCCCTAAGTCTCTCCAGATCATATCCATTAACCAAAAATAATTCTGCCAATGTTATATATCCGTGATCTGTTTTAATTTTAGTTGAATCAACTAAACACCCAGTCGGCGCGACAGTTAACATTGATATATTTCGTCTACCATATTTTTTGTAATCATCCAATAAATCAGGTTCAGCTTCCATTATTCTTTTAATAAATGGATTATCTTTTTCTTTATCTAAATTCCATATTGAAAAACTACCTCTCTCTTTTGATAGATTAATTGATTCACGATATGATTCTATTGCCAATAATTTATGCACGCGTGTAGAGAATCCAATGGCCTTTTTACTAGCATATTGAATACCCAATGCGGCTAACATGTCTCCTTCAGCTGTGATTCCAATTCCTGTTCTGCGACCAGCTGATGTTTTGTGATAAATATTTTCCCATAGGCGTTTTTCAACCAATTTAATCTCGGGTAGTTCTGGATCATTATCTATTTTTGTAATAATCACTTTAATTTTTTCAAGCTCCAAATCAATAATATCGTCCATAATACGTGTAACAAATCCAATATGTTGTTTAAACAAATCAAAATCAAATTTTGCTTTTTTTGTAAATGGATTTGAAACATAACTATATAAATTTATTGCTAATAGACGACAAGAATCAAAAATACACAACGGAATTTCTGAACAATTGTGGACCAATAAATCATTAGCAAAAAAGTTATTATTTTTTTTAACTTTCAAATCATAAACAGTTTCATTCTTATGAATATTGATTTTTTTTATTTTTGTTTCTATAACTTTCATTTGTCTGCCTTTCTTTCTAGTTTCCAAGTTTCCACCTCATCTTTGAATTTAAGTGAACAATAGGGTAAAATATTTTCTATCAAAATAAATTCTATATTTTTATCTTTTAATTGTTCACCTAATACTTCAAATTTCCAATTATTATTTTTCCAATAGCCTTTAACTTCTATAATTTTTGTTATCTTGCTATTTTCAAATATAAAGAAATCTGGCCTATATTTCTTGCCTCCCACATTATACATTTCTACTTCAACGTCCCAATCAAATTTATTTTTATTAAGCCATTTTGCAAAAATATATTCCCAAGAACTTCTTAACCAAACGAATTTATTTCTGCTCTCATTAAAAAAATAACCTTGGATCCCCCTCTGTATAGAATTTCTTATTTTTGTCTTTCTTCTTGATTCTTCAGAAAACCATCCCATATTGTTTTCTCTCTCATATTCTATTTTTTCCCTTCTTAGTTTGCGTAAATTATCTGTTATTTCTTCATAACTCCTCAATTTTATTTCAAAAAAATTTAAGAAACACTTTCTAAGAACTGGGTAAGAAACATTCAATTTGAAATATTTTATAAAATATTTTATGCCAAATCCTTTTTCATAATAATATTTTTCAATAATCTTTTTAGAATTTTCATATCTTTTGTCATTTTTAATTTTTTCAATATTATGAAATCGCGCCTTACCTTTAACATCAAAAAATTTTTGCTCATATATATCAGATATAAAATTTCTAAACTCATCTAAATTTTCATTTTCCATAAATCTGTGCCCATCTTTAATATACTATATATATCACGAAAATAAATTTTTCAACTTTTTTCATCAATCTTTAATAAAATATCTTCTTCACAAAGCTGGCACGCATTGACCCATCCTCTATTTTTAGTAAACACTTTATGGTCTGGTGTTAAAACAAGTGTTGAATTATCTTCTAAAATTAATTCTATAGTATTCGCATTTCTTTTTGTCAATAATATATCCTCTATTTCATCTTTTTCTAGTTTGTTTTCTTTAACATTAAACGAATCAATAATAAATTTTTCACCATTATTAAATCTTTCAAAAATTTCTTTAACTGTCAATTTGCCAATATTGGTTGTTATTATTGTATCGCCCGAAACACATGGATTCGTGCTCACTGTTTCAAATCCATCTGATTTATAACAATCAGCTGGACTTTCAGATATAATTTTATCCCAAAATAATATTCCAGGTTCAGCAGTATTCCAAGCATTAAATACAATTTGATTCCATAAGTCAATAGCATTAACTTCTTTTGTCTGTTTTATATCATCGCCAGTTGCATTAATTGGAAATGTATGTGTAAATTTTTTATCAGCAATAACCGATTTCAAAAATTCATCAGTCAATTTTATAGACACATTTGCTCCAGTAACTTTATCTAAATTAGATTTAATCTTAATAAATTCAAGTACATCGGGGTGTTTTATCGATAGTGTTAGCATTAAAGCACCACGACGACCGTCTTGTGCTACTTCCCTAGTTGAATTAGAATATCTCTCCATAAATGAAGTAACACCAGTTGACGTTAATGCTGAATTTTGTACAGATGAATTTGATGGTCTTAAGTGCGACAAATCATGTCCAACTCCTCCCCTACGTTTCATCAGTTGAACTTGTTGTTCGTCAGTTTTTAATATACCACCATATGAATCTGCCGGTGGATCACTGCCAACGACAAAACAATTTGATAAGGATGTAATCTGATAGTTATTTCCTATGCCGGCCATTGGTCCGCCTTGTGGAATAACATATTGAAAGTCTTTTAATAATTCATATATTTGTTGTCTGGTTATTGGATTATCATATGTATTTTCCACTCTAGATATTTCATCAGCCAGTCTATTGTGCATATCATCTGGAGTTAGCTCATATATATTTTTATCTGAGTCCTTTAAAGCGTATTTATTGATCCAAGCTATAGCTGCTAACTCATCACCATCAAAATACTGTTTTGTTTTTTCTAAAACATCATTATAATTGTATAGCATGTATATATATCCTCCTAAATATTATCCTAAATCTATTTTTTTATCATCTAATTTTTTGTCTTTGCCCATCAAATCATTGAACCTATCACGTAATTCAACTCTTGTTGGTATATCATTGTCTAGATCATTCGTTACTTTTTTTCCTTCAATGCTATCTTTTTCATATATCAATATCCGGCCGTTGCTTGCATTAAATTTCGAAGGAAAAGTTAATCCATCTGGACCAAATCTATTCTTTGCCACAAAGATTTTTGCTGTTCCGCCTTCTTTATCTGTTACATTTCTTGATACTGTCATAACAAAATATGATTCCATTATTTTGCCATATGATCCGGCAATTGAATCATCTTCAATAATATCTAAGTTTATAGCATGTCTTCCGGTTTGTGATGCAGTCCAGCACGGTATATTATATTCTTCGGCCAATACGCATAAGTCGACATATATGTCTTGCAATATCGCATGTGATTCTTTATTATGATATATTGTAGGTTTTAGTAAATCAGCATAATCTACAACAATCAAATCTGGCTTTATTCCATTATTGATACATTTTTCAATATGAGCAGTAAGAGTTTGTATTGATGCTTTTTTGCCACCATATTTTTTTATTATTAGAGTTGATTCATCATAACTTTTAATACTATCAAATACCTCTTCTTTTTTGAACCTTAGTTCTGAAAATGGTACGCCGCTGTATATTGAATCATATCGTTTTGCCACATAATGCTCATTAATTTCAAGTGTATAATGTAATACATTTTTTCCAATCTTAAGAGCGTGAGAACCAATTGCCGACAAACTCCATGTTTTTCCTCTTCCGGGCGGTGAGATTACACACCCAAGTTCTCCTCCAGATAATCCGCCATCCATTATTTTATTAATAACCGGCCATGGAGTTGGTATTGGATTTCGGATATCTTTCTCGTATCTATCTTCAAATCCTTTTAAGTAATTATGACCAAAATCGCGATCCGATATTGAATTAAATGCATTACTGACTAGTGTTTTTATTCCATCTAATTCACCAACTTGTAATAAGTCAGCTGATTTTATTAGTGCTGATTCGATTTCTTTGGTTAGACAGAATTTCAAATATTCATCCTTGACATATTGTAAATCAGTCGAGTCAATAACCGATTGAACTTTTTTTAATCTATCATATATTGATGATCTCAATACATCATCTTTAATCTTTTCAATTTCAGTTTTTATTACAGTTCCTGTCGGTAATTGTTTATAATCCAAAAAGTGATCAAACATTAATTTAACGACAAACTGGTCCATCTCTGTAGTAAAATGCTTTGGATCAATAACATCAATTACTTGTTGAAAGAAAAACTTATCAGTGATAAAAGAAGCTATTAATTTAGCTTGAAAGTTATCGTCGTGTTCTTTTAAGTTATCACTTTGCATAGTAGTTCAATTTATCGAATGAGTTTTTTAGCCAGAAATGTACATCACCAACCAAGTTAATAATATCATCCTTTAATAACATTCCAACGAATGCTATTTTATTTAAGCTTTCTATTTTCTCTTCTATTTTATATCCTATTAATAATTTTGAGTTTCCTGATATGTCTAAATTTTTCAAATCCATCAGTTGTTTATTTAACAACAGTTGATCTTTTTGGTTTATTACGGAATCATATATTTTGATTTTAGTATTTTGATTTAATACACATTCATTAATAATATCATTAATGCTATATTCTTTGTCCTCTTTTAGAAATGAAAATCTTTTTTCAATTGTTTTAATTCCAACTCCCTTGATTCCCGGAATATTATCTGAATTATCTCCGACGAACATTTTATACAATAAAAAATTATTAGGACTTATACCAAATTCCTCTTTAATTGTATCAACATTATATAGTATCTTTTTAATAGGACTCCACACATTGATTCGTTTGTCGACCAATTGTAAGAAATCCCTATCAGTTGATAATATAACTACATCACTATCTTTTAGTATTTCAGTTGATGCATATGCTATTGTATCATCAGCTTCAATACCATCTATTGATATTATAGATATAGGTAAAGTACTTAAATAATCAAGTAATCTAGAAAATTGTTTTTTCATCGATGCCACTTCGTCAGCATCATTTTTATACATCCGATTATACTTTGATGAAATAGTACTTTTATGTTTATAATCTGGGTATAATTTCCTGCGTCTAACCGATCCATTTTTTCCATCAAACACAATTATACATCTTGTTGGATTAAATTGTCGGATGGCATACGCAATTGATTTCAAAAATCCTGTTATACCACCGACATGATATCCTTCGCCATTCATTGCGGGTATAGCGGCAAAACAACGAATATATAAGTTGAGTTAAAGTCCATCCACTATCAACACCTTTGAATTAATGTCTTGGTGGATGGACTCTGCTTTACTCCTATTTATTATATTATTTGACATTTGGTTTTATTTTTGCTGATGGTTTTGCATCATCTTCCGAGTCTGTTAGTTCATCAATATCTTCATCATATATGTTCTCATCAACTTTGATATCATCAATACCACCATCTTCATTGGCTCTATATTTTGATATCAATGAATTACATATATCATTATATATTGTTTCTTTTCTAGTTTCATCAGATAATATGTCTGATTCAAATGTTTTAGATTGAAATTTTAGAACTTCACCAGTATCTTTATCTGTATACTCGTACCAAGCTCCCGCTTGTTTGACAAGTTTTCTTTCCTTCATTGTGGTCAACCAACCACCACAATTATCAATTCCAGAATTGAAATATATATCATACACCAATTCCTTCCACGGTGGACCAACTCGGTTCTTTGTAATAACAACTCGAGTCTTCATACCGACTACTTCTTCAACACCGCCTGCCTTGGTTTTTAATTTGCCCATATTTCTCAATCGGATTCTAACAGATGAATGAAACGCAAGAGCCATACCACCACTTGTGGTATATGGATCGGTTCCAGGCATTGAGTTCATGTTTTTTCTAAGCTGATTTGTGAATATTAAACACACTCGCTCACGAGCGATTGTATTGGTTATTTTACGTAAGGCCTGTGAAATGATAATAGACTTACCAGTATTATATCCGGCTTTATCATAGTCAGATGACATTTCCAGTTTTGTAGTTGTTGCTGCAACTGAGTCAACTACTATAGTTACTAGAACATCTTTACTTGTTTTTCTGATTTTTTCGATAATTGATTCAATCGCTTCAAATACGTCTTCAATTGTATCAAGTGGTACATATACCAAATTCTTCAAATCAACCCCGATTGCTCTTAGAAATTCTTTGCTTACTGAACTTTCAGTTTCAATATAAACTGCTATGCCTCCCAGTTTCTGTGTATTGGCTAGTGCATGCGCGGCTAGTAAAGATTTTCCGCTAGCCTCCAATCCTAGAAGCTCAATTATACGACCAACGGGAAATCCTCCATTTGGTTTATTTGATATTTTAATATCAAGTATAGATGACCCAGTTGGCACCCACTCATTTACATTTGTGGGTGCATCGGGATCGTCTTCAAGAAAATAGGCTGTTTTATAATTGGTTGCTTTAAATTTATTATTAAGCGTGTTCGCTAATAACTCAGCGAGTTCACTTCTTTTATTTTCCATAAAAATCTCTTAATTTATTTATTCTTCTGATGGGAATAAGTTATCCAACTCGCTTTTTAGTTTATCGATGCCTCTAACATTCTTGGTTGATTCCTTTTTTTCTGGAACTTCTTTGCTATCGAATGGTAGATCATCATAACCTTTTTCTGTTGGCTCTTTCGGTTTGTCTTCTTCTTCTTCATCTGATTCAGGTGTAACCTCCAAATATTCATTTAACAAATCAACCATTTCCTCATATGTTGGTGTTGTATAAGCATCAGATATTGGTGCTTGATTCTTCACTTCAGATATGATCGCCGTATCTGTACTAATTGGTGTAATATTTGGTTGTACCACAATAGTAGTTTTTGGATATGTATCCTTACTCTTTGCTGGTATAAATGTTACTTTTACATCTCTACCTTCTGCTGGGTCAGTAATATCGCCCCAAACAGGATCACTTAATATTCCTAAGAATTCTTCATAAATGGTTTTATTAAATCCCCAGAATTTAACACCTTCTCCTTCTTCACCACGAACAAGGATCGGAGCATAAACTCTCATTTTTGGAAATAACTTTTTAGAATTTTCATAATCCTTTTTATCACCTGATTCTCTCAGTTTATTGGCATATTCTACCAATGGGTCTGGTTCATCAAATGTTGTTGGTGATAAAATGTTCTTACCCATAAATCCATAATGGAAATATAGTTCAATAAATGGGAAGCCCGGATTTGATTTATAAGGAACAATACGTACATATTGGTCTCCTGCGTCTGGTTTCCAAACGATTTTTCTACGTCTGGCTGATTGTGAAATTCTTTCTAATTTCTCTTTAATAATTTTTTTGTCAATTGGCATTTTTAATTCTCCTTTTTTAGTTTTAATTAATGTTTAATTTACACGAATATACAACTTTTTTTTCAGTTGTACAAGCTTTATTTTTCAATATTTATTATTTCTGATAGGTTTGTATTTATTTTTTTTAATTCTCCGTTATCAATAATTAATAAGCAATTCTCATAATTGTCCCATGGAATTTGTAATGTTTTATCTAACAAACCATTGTTCATTCTTTTTATTATGAAATTTAGTGCATTTATAGAATATAACGTATTCGTATATTTTTTCCTATGTACCAAAATACTATCAGATAGAAAAGCTATTGGCTCTTTTAACTGAACAGAATAACTACATATTAATTTTTCGCCAGATGTTGATAGTACATATATTTTATTATTTAATATGTTATCAAATTTATCTACGATGTTTTTAGTAACATTTTGTAGTGATTTTTTGTTAGTGAATGTGACTATTAGTTGTAACTTCAATCATTTTCTCCGAGTATTTTGCTAATTAAATTTTCAATACCAAAATTCTATTTTTTATCATCTTTTGTTTTTTTAATTTTTTTTGTTATATGTCTAAATAACAATACCGGTGCTGCTTTATCCTCTGTTTTAACATCAATTTGAATAAAAGAATCATTATTACCATCTACTTCAATTATCATTTTAGTTCCATCGTGTGATGTTTTGAGTGGTTTTTTTATACCAATACAATAATAATTTGGTGGTTTTAATTCAACATTCCCTGTGCGTTTATTTGCTATTGATGTACTTACATCTGCACCGCAGCCATGTATATCACTCCACATTTTAATGAGTTGGTCTTGTCCCGCATCTGTTTTGGATAATTCCTCCATTTTTGAGAAAAACATATTCATATATTCCTTCTTAAAATCTACCTTTTTTTGTTTTTTCTCTTGAACAGACATCGAATCATCCCACTTGTGTTTTTCTCTCATAGCTAGAACAACATCATCTACTTCTTTTCCAGCGTCACCCAAATATGTTACTCCAGCGTCTGTCATTCCAGCATTTTTCATTGTAATTCTACTCGGATCAGAATATATTTTGGCTGATAATTTCGTGTATTTAGTGTTGCCTTCCTTATCTTTATAGGTAACCACGATATCGGTTGGATCCGTTCTATTGGATATTCCCATTTTTTCTAATTCCAATTTACCTATTCCACCAACGGCTAAACAATCCGTAACCTTAGATCCTTCCGGCAATGCTTCTAATATAAGTTTTGCTGTTTTTTTATTTATATCATCATATTTTTGTTCTTCGGTTTCTCCAGCTCCAATTAGTTCTGTTTTAGCAGATTCATATATATCTTTATTTTCTTTACTTGAAAAAACATAAGATGCAATTCCACTCTCATTGTGAGCTCCATAGTATGCTGATCCGGTTCTTCTGCCACTTGATCGGAGTGGAACGTCTATTCCTTCAGCCCTAATAATTTTTATCATAGCAGCTGTTAGTTGAGTTCCACTACTTTTAGTAATAAATTTATATGGTAGTGTTGTATTATCTGATAAATATATTTTTTTACTTTTAGATCCAATTGGAGCCTCTATTAAACCATATTCAACCATTTCACGTATTGCTGATACTTGGTCTTCATAGTTATCCGATTCCATAAATTTATTAATTGATTGCTTTAGAATTTTTATTCTATCTTTTGTGGTTTGATCAGCTTGTTCGGTCATCGTATCCATATTTGATAAGATTTCGGAATAATCCTGTTTAGTTTTATCAGATACACTAATTACATCCTTTTTCTGTTTGGTGTCTTCAGTTTCCTTTTTATCTTTACCTTTACTATCCTCTTTTGCTTTTTTCACTATTTCATCATCAGATAGTCCAGTATCACCGCCCTTCTCATAAAATGTTCTAGCATACGCTAGTGTAACCATGTCCTTTTTTTTATTTGGACTCGGATTTGGATTGGGTACCATTTGTTCTTCATTGATTTCGCCACGAATACTCGACATTACTTCTTGAATTTGATCTTCTTCAATGTTCATATCTCGCAATATTTCAATTAAATTTGCTTGATGTACAATATTTTTAGTATCAATTACACCATTGGGTATACTTTGTGCCCACTTTTTAAGTATTAATTTTTGATTTATCATAGTTTATCTACATTTATTATATTGAAATAATCATAACCAATTTTAACTGATGTCGGATATTTTCCTTCACATTCCAAAGTATTCTTAATATCCGTAATCAATTCACCCCCATCAGCTTTATTAAAATCAACCAATATGCTATCATAAGTATATAATATTATTTTTGATTTGAAACTATCCAGTAGTTTAACGACCTTATTAATATTCATTATACTTGTTTCCGATTCCATTGATTGAATTAAATAGTTAAACAGTTTATTTGGACTCATATCATCGATAGATGATTTTTTGATTTTCCTCTTAAAAATCGGACTACAGATATAAGTATCATTTTCAAAACTTTTCCATTGTTCTTCTATGTAAGAATTTGTTAAATTGAAAAATGGTATGCTCAAGAAATCCTCATCTATGCCGCCATACAATATATTAAAATTTATTTTTTTTGCTTCTGCAATTTCATCTTCAGTCAGTGATTCTTTATTATAATAAAATCTACCCAGATATTCATGAGCACTCACGTCCTTTGGAAATGTATAACCAATTAAAGATGCAACCAAATATAAATGATATGCTGTATGGTCAAATTGGATCATCATGCCATCTTTGCCAAATCTACTAATAAAGCACTCTCGATCTTCGTTATTATTGATTGCAGAAAAATTTACGCCACCAAATGCATTGCTCGTACGACCTGTGCGTGTGAATATATTATACTCGCTGTACACAAGAGATGACACTAGTTGATTGTAGTTAAACAAGTGATGGAATCTATCAGTTACTTTTAATCCATTTTTTTCAATATTAAACAATGTATCATTAAACGCCAGATCATAGTATGCAAATTGATCGGTGATTTTTGTATTTTTATAGAATTCTATAAAATTATCTCTGATCTTATTACACATTTCCACTATTTTTATAAGCGGTACTATGTCAATAATATTCTTGATATTGCCACGACGTCTAGTATAATATGATATACAGTTATTTTCATATGATTCTATGTCAATTGGATTATTTGTATAAAAGTAATTCAATGTATTATAATCAAACATTGATTCAAATTTCATATGATACATGAACCTCTTTTTGTTTAATACAAAAACCAGACCATCGAGTTTTATTTTGTCAATTAACTTTTTATCCACTAGTGATTCGGAATGATTTGATGGAATCACATATGTATTGCCGCCAATTACATGAATATAAAGCAGACTGATTCGGTTATTAACCGAATGTTTGTTTATATCAGAATATATTGGAATCAATAATACATTCTTTTTGGAAGCATCTTCCAAAAAAACATTAAAGCCATCTAAATTATCAATAATCATTATACAAATATACAAAAAAAACTTGAATTATCAAAACATATTTTTAATCTGAACTGGTGTATTTGGATCATATATGGTATATCTCAAATAGTCAGTTATAACATTTTTTAGACATGAGAATCCAGTTCTCTGTGACGCTGATTCTATGATCCGTTTGTTTGTATCATACACGCCACTTTCCAATCTAACATCTTTATCATATATATCATTCATTGATCCAGTTAATTTCCATTTGATTTCGATGAGATTGTATATGAACGACGCTGATGTTTTCTTTACTCTAAATTTTGTATAGTCTTTTTCTGATATTTCAATTACAGAATCACCAGTATAATCATTAATTCTCACTGCTATATATCTCGAAATGCTGCCAATCTTATAATCATCTTCTGTTAATATTGGTTGCTGTGGTGTTAATAGTGATTTTTTAGGAAATGCATGTTGGACTATTTTATCATATAACAAAGACGATTCTGGTTCATTTAATCTATATTTGATCAATGGTTTTGAATTAGATGTATATGAACCACCAGTATATATTGCGCCATCACTATATTTATGATACGCTCCTATATATTCAACATCATCTAATGTCATATATTCGCCACCATCAGTAGTTAGTCCCAACGTCATTTGGGATTCGGGATAATATATTCTTTTTCTATAGACTGTCATGATGATTTCTTAACCTTGCACTGTGTTTCTATGTCTGTTTCCCAATCATTGACAGTTATTTTATGTGAAATTTTTGTTACCATAAAATCAAGACCTTTTTGATATTTTCTTGGAAGCCAACCACTAGTTATATAATCTCCTGGTAAAATTTTATCATCACCATCAAGTGTTACGCTTAAATTTAATGGATATATAGAATCATTTACTGTAGACTTTGGGTCTTGGCTAACGGCATCTCTATTCGCTGATATAAGTTGTGTAGCCATTTCAGGTGCTCCATTGTGTTCAGCAAGTGTTTCTTTTAATTTTTTAATTTTTTCATAGGCAGCTTGTAATTCCTTTTGCTTTTGCTTTTGCTTTTGCTCCAGCAGCTCCCAATCTATGCCGACGCCACTATACGTACTTTCTGGGACGGGCAATGGGAAAGCAAACGGATTAGTTGAAGTTTGATTTTGATCTATCGCATTATCTGATTTATCCATCATAAAATTTACAAGTTTATTTTTGGATGCTTCTCCCCTAGCAACCAAATACATTTCTTTAACCAGTAAATCAGGTATTTGAGTTGATAATGACATATTTCGGACAACAGATCCCTCTACAAATGGTGTAAATGTATATTCTTTGGGTCCGTCTTTACCATAATCCGATATATCATGTATGTGTAACGCTACTCTTTTATTGTACCATAAATTGTTGGAGCCGACGTTCGGTTTAAGTGTTAGTGCTAAATTATAGGCGCCTCCACTAACTTCAGATAAATCTCTAAAAAGAACCCTGAATAGAGTTTTTACGGTAACATCAACATTATCATCTTTAGCAATATCACGTTCAAAAATAGAAAATAGATAATCAATATTTATTAATGCATTTCCCAAAAGAGCTTTATCGCCTTCAACAAAAGGCACCTTTTGAGCAGCTGAATGCTTTTCGAAAGTTACTTTCTTATTATAATATCCCTCTGGATTTGGAAATGCAAATTTTAGATAATTGCCAGATGGTATGCCCTTTACATATCGTGCCGTCGGCATAGTATTTATTGGTTCATATGCTTTATCTTCAGATATGATCGCCGTATATAAACAATATTTGTTCATTAACTTTATTAAAGATCCTAAAGAAATATACCATCCTGGATATGAAAAAGAATCACTGTCTTCATCTTTGTCTTCTTCTCCTCCATTTATTTCAAACTGACCGACGCCGTTCTTTGTATTTATCATGTATTTTGGTATAGACTTTTCTCTATTCACGCGTATATAATCTCTAATAAATGCCATTATTGTATTTACTATCATGCTGTGTCCGTGTTCATCTTCATCCTCTGGTCCATTTGGTATATCTCTATTTACAGACAACCATAAAGCACTAGCGCCTGGTCCTAGACATTCTAAATTGCAATCCGCTCCACCATAATCATTCATTGAAAAACCAAAATTAAATGTCTCTCCCACGAACTCGCCTCCGCCTTGAGATTTGCCATCTCCCGACCAACCATAATTAATGGTCACAGTTGTTCCTGGTCTAAGTAATCCATTTTCATATGATCCTATATCTCTAATGTCGTGAATTGTAAAATTAACACTTGCTTTTTTTATTGTACCCATATATCCTTCTGTTGATATATCAATAGATGTTAGTGTTGCTGATTTTGGTAAGTGCCGGTCAGTATCATAAAAATCATCGAACTTACTTTGATCAGTAGATATAATTTGACCCTTACAACTAACAGATGCCTTCACCGTTTTTTGATACGGGAATTCATATGCTATTGGTTTTGTTCTATCCTTTTCCCAATATGCTTTTGAGCGGCCTGCCATGTTAAAAACCTTTTAATTCTTTTCTTATTAATAGTCTGACCATTTCTTTAATTGATTCATCATTTATCATTCCAAATTTTTTGGCTGCGGTGATTGCTTCTTTTTCATCAACGATTCCAGAATTAACTAAGTCGGTATAATATTTTGGATTTTCAGTGAGATGATCCAGCACAATTGATAATGATTCTTGTGGATTGCTTGTATGCTCTCTTTCCACGTATAGTCCTACGATTACTTCTTTTTTATCAAAATCTTCTGGTTTACTATTATCGCCTTTACCACCAGATATTTTATCGGTATAATTTTTAATTATTTCTGAATATTTCATTTGGTTACCTTACTTTATTCAAGTCTTCTAATTCCAATAGAAATTGATTTACTTTTGTTATCTCTGGTATCCTAACCTGTTTATTTGGTTCGACATACATACTACCACGTCCAATGCCATTTGCATGTGCTATAACAAACCACAGTTCAACATCATTATAATAATCTTCAGCTATCAAATCCAGTCGATCGCCTTTGACAGTATAAATATATATATCTTTAGCGCTTTTTTCTATTTTAGGATATATTGTTGTATTATACATCCGTTTTTTATTCTTTAGAATGATTTTGTTTGTTCCGTATCTTTCAATATTCATGATTCGCTCTCCTTAAACTGGATTTTCTATTATTTCTTTATCAACGCTAAAGAATTTTCCACCAAATTCAGGTCTATAGTTATTTATGATTGTCAATCCTAGTTGTACATCAATAACGTGCGGTAATTGTGGTGCTTCTGGTTTTCCTTCTAAATTAATTTCCCACGGTGATTCATCATTAACAGTATATGTTAGTCCAGTTATTATTGCTGGTGTATTTTTAAAGTAATTGCCGATTGTTACACGAATAAAAGGAGCTACCATACCATGATCTGAATATTCTGGTGTTGTATATCCAGCCAAAGCGTTAAGTCTTTTATAATTTGTTGTTAATTCAGCTCTTGACATAGCTGCAACAGCAAAATTAAATGATACTGTTCTCTCAAACTGAGAGTATATGTAAGCTGGATCGGCTCTTCCCAGTATATTTACTGAGTTCCATGATGGAGAAAATGTATCAGTTAAACCAGTTATTGTTGCTCTAAATATAATGTGTTCTTTTTCATTAAAATTACTAAATCTAAATGTTACGTAATCACGAATATTATTTGGTAATTCTAGGCTCTTTTTAGTTTTTTCATCATAGTCCCGTGCATTGATTTTATCTGAAGCATCTGGCAGTTCTGTTGTATAATCACTCTTATCCTTGTCAGTTGATTGCTTATAATCAGCCATCCCAAATTTAGTTTTCGGATTATAATCTTTATAAATCTTGCGCGAAGGTTCAGCTAATCCATTTCTAAAATCGGGAAATTCTCCCACAGGAATCGGCATGGGTGATAGTGTATCTAGATACTGCCCGTTTACTGGAAAGTTCTTATATGCTAATGTCGAATATCTTGATTCATCACTAAAAGACGGTGGATGTTTTACTGATTCTCTTAATTTTTTAGTAAAATCAGTTTTTTCAGCTTCATTTAATGGTCTATTTAGTGAAACCGGATCTGTGCCTATTGAATATTTTTCTGGTTTGCTTCCTGGAAGAAGGTTGAACCATGGCAATGATCCTAGAGAACTCTGTGGAGTTCTGTCTTTACTAATTTTTATATTTGTCCGGCCGATGCCAAAAAATGAATTTGGACCCATCCGACCAGACACCGATCCAATATTCATCTGTCTAAATTCTTTAAGTATACTTCTTTTTTCAAAATATTTTGGTTGGTTTATTATATTAAATACCTTTTGTCCGAATGATGATCCAAAGAAACCTTTCAAGAAATTAAACAGTGGATCATTCCCCGCTTTAGCCTGTAGTATATTATAATATTTTTTTCTATTATCTCTTCGAGTTTCGCTGGCCTCTGTTCCGTCAGCGCTGTCTGATATCATATTATCACTCGTCATACTAACCAATCTATTAAGTCCAAGCACATTATTCCACTTTACAACTTTTCCGTAATCCGGACCTATTATTCCCAATGGATCCACTCCATGTCTCTGCATATATATCCATGGGTGTAACATAGGTGTAGCAACCGCTGCCATTGTATTAACACCAAGATTATATATCCTAGTACTTGGTATAAGCGCCACTGGCCAATTTGGTAAAGTTTCCACCTTTGGATTCATTAATTGTAATCCAACCTGTTTTGCTAAAAATACCAGTCCCTTTGGACTAATAAAGAATTTCCCTATGCGAGCAATATCTTCAACCAGATGCTCTGCTCCAGTTAAATATGGTGGTGTATTTGGTGTTGATCCTCCGTCCTTTTGAATTCCATGAAGTATATATGGTTCCTTTATATAACTAGAATTATGAGCATCTCTTCGAAGATTAAATTTATCGTATTGTTGGTTAATAGCATCATTAGAGAAAGCGCTTTCTCTGTTATATACTTCTGGTAAAGTATCTATATCCAACTTCGAATGATCGGCTATGTGTGGTTTTTTATGCAAACCATATGGATCAATTACACGCTTGATTGGTTCTTTAACCAAATTAGATTTCATATCAACTAACGCCATTTAATATACCTCTCTTACTGTATTGCATATCCATACTTACCATCAAATCCAGCGGATTGGTGTCTTGATAATTGCTGTTGTCTTGTTATTTCATTTATTACTTTGTTTCCAATATATATCTTTTGTGGTTGATTTACAGATCCAATTAATTGTTGAATCAATAATGCAATACGATCCAACCCATCTGTTCCTGAAGTTGTTGTAGCAGTTACTGGTATATTTTGTGTTTGTGGTGTAATTTTCTGTCCTTCAGTTCCTATTGTTTCCGCTTTATTGGTACTTCTAGTAGTTTCTGGTCCACGTTGCTCAATCCATTTTTCGATATTGCTGGGAATATTTATACTGATGTCGGCTTTGGTTCCATCCAAACTATCCATTGATGCTTTTATTGAGTTTAATGATTCAGCGACACTATTTAATCCTGGTGCCAAATTGCTTAGTTTTGTTAATGTGCGAACTATACCAATTTCACTAAATACAGACCCAATTAATCCCAATATAGATCCTCCAGCAAACGCGGCCATTGCCAGAGATATAGCTCCGATGCCTATTGCCGCCAATAATAACCCTGGTCCTATATCGGCTAATGATTTGAGCCCATTAAAGATGGAATCAGTATCAACACTAGCAATTGCTTGTAACGCTATAGCAAAAACCCAAAGCCCAGCAGACATAACTATTATAGCAGCTGCACCAATTAAAATTAATGGTGCCACGAATGCCATGGCCGCTGTAACTATTGCAAAGGCGCCCAGCGCGGTCAATCCTTTCCATATACCATCCCATTCAACGCCAGTACTAAATTCTTGCATTGCTTTTGCTAATACCCACAATCCACCGGCCATTATCACCATGGCGACAGCACCAAGAATAATATTTTGAGATATAAAACTTAATGCAGCAACAACAATTGCTAGTGCTCCTAGAGAAACTAACCCCTTCGCTACTCCCGACCATTTAACGCCGGTACTAAATTCTTGCATCGCTTTAGCCATTACCCAAACTGCTGCCGCTACTATCAACATCGCGGCTGCTCCGGCTAACATTTTTTTCCAGTCAATTTTTGATAAACCTTGCATCATTTTGGATGGTTTGCCACCAGTACCTGCGGTGGGTGTTTTCGGTGTTGCTTGTTTATTAAATAAAGAACTATAACCACCAGATCCTCCTGTTGCTGCCGCTCTTTGCGAAATCATTTTAGTAAAAACTGTTTTCGCTAAACTTCCCAATTTTTTCAATTTAGTTATTGTTCCTAATAGAAGTTTTCCAGCCCATATTGTTCCCAATGTAATAAATATTCCCTGGATTATCCAACCTTGTTCTGCTATACCGCTAAGTACCCAAGCTATAGCCTTCAATATTGGGAGCAGTCTTTCAGCTATTGGCGCCAATGCTTTTATCAACGATTGCTTTATTTCATCCCACAAAATAGCCATTCTCCTGGCTTCGAGATTTGATGCTGCTTCTTCTTCAACTGATTGTTTCTTCAATTTGTTTAGATCTTCCAAATCCTTTATAGCTTTCTTATATGCTTGGTGTGCGATTGGATCTTTTATTTTTAATTCATTAATCTCTTTTTGTTTTCTTTGATATTCAGCGATTTGATCAACAGTCAATCCAGTTGCTTCTGTGATTGCTTGTTGTTTATAATAATTAAGATCATTTATGTCGCCAATACCTTTCATTAAAACTTCAATTGCTTTCAGTGGTTCTTTATTTGCAAATAATTGTCTTGATTTATCAAAATCGATTTGTTTACCCAACATTACTTGAGCTGTCATTTCCTTTTCAAGATTTGATTGTACGTCTAGTAATTGTTCACCAACTTTACCAATTTCACTCAATGTTAGACCAAGACGTTTTGCTTCAACTGCTGCCTTATATATTTCTGGACCCATTTTTGGTAAAAACTTGTGTATCATTTCGGAACTATTTGCAACATCCTCCATAACAGCATCGATTGGTACACCAGCTGCTTCCGCTAAATTTCCGGCTAATATATTAGATGTTGCAATTGATTCCTTGCTAAGCCCCATTCCTTCCAATGATTTTGATACTTTGGCTGTAGTTTCCCCCGCGACGCCGAATGCATGTTCCATTGTTAGTATGTTATCAGTTAGTTCTTCTGATATATTATTAGTTGATCCATATTCTTTAACAATAGCGCCTTGAGCTTTTAATATTTCCTCTGATGTCGCTAATCCATGTCCCAGACGCCCGACCCATTCCTTTGAATTATCGACCAGTTTCTTAGCTTGACCAGTAGATATTCCCAACTCTTTGGAAGTTTCCATTACTTGTTCTGTGATTCCAGATAATACACTATACAATATTGCAAAAATCGCAACTAATCCCAATACAGATCCAAGTGTTGATGTAAGTGCGCTTCCAATCACCTTGAATGATGATGACACAGTTGATCCAAGTCCTTCAAATGCCGATCTTCCGGCTACTAAATTATCCTTAATTGTTTTGGTAAAATCTTTTCCAAATGTTTCTATTCCAAGAACTTTAGAGAGCATACCTCCGCCAGGAATAGATTTCAAACCAGACTCAATAGATTCAAATGCTGATTCTATCTTGCCCACTCCCTCGTCTATTAATTCATTCCTGCGTTTTTCATGTATAATTATTTCTTGTTGAGTCTCTAGTAATTTCTCTCTTACATTTAATTCTTTTAATAATTTTTTTTGTTGCTCATCACTCAGATCCTTAGATGATTCTAGTATATCTCGCCTAATATACTCGACATCTAATAATTGTTGAGAAATATCCAACCCATCTGAATTGCCGGATAATATTTCTTTTTCATTATTTAATATTTCATCACCTATATCATTTATTTGCAATCTTATATTATATTCCTTAGCCTTATCCTGATTGATTCTTCTAGCATTATCAGTTTGTACCCGATCTACAATATTGATTAATTGTTTAACCCCAAGTTGTTTAGATAAATCAGCACTCAAGTCGTTAGACAAATTAAGTATATCTTTTATTTTATCTCTATTTTGTGATAATATTTGATTAATCTCGGCTTCAGATTGATTAATCTCGGCTTCAGAAGTATTAAATTTTTCTTGAATTTCATTTGTTTTTTGTTTAACATCTTGAATTTCTTTATCTAACTTTAATATTTTCTTTTTGACAGATTCTGTCTGTTTTTCCAATTGCAGAGCACTCCTCTTGCTTTTAAGCTCTTTCTCTTGTAAACTTAATTTTTGAATCTGTTGTTTTATTAGATTATCATTATTTCCCATTAATAATTTTCACCAAAATTATCTTCAACATATTTTGTTAATTCATCTAAATTTTTGTGTATTTTTTTTACTTGTTGTTTTAATATTGGGTCGTCTCTTAATGCTTTTTCTATAACATCTACTTTTCCCTTAAATAACACCTTAAATACTGATGTTAGTATTCCTTCGGTAAGTCTCCTTTTTTTCATATTATGCTCCCATTTTATATAAATATAAAATTTTAACTTTTTTATTGATGAATGCCAGGTTTGCTAATTGATTTTCCGCTAGAACCTTTATTTGCATCTTCAATTTCCTTGTTCCGTTTTTTATTGTACTCATCTAATTTTTTGATATAAAAGTGTCGTAAATAGATGGGCATGTCAAAATATACTGATGCCCAGTCGAATCCGCCCTTTGAATGGAAAACCAAGTCGAATATCTCGGAATGTAGAACGGGCCTATATTCAGACCCCAGGCCAAAAAAATTCAACGTCTGGTACTAACCGAACCATATCCTCGTTACCACAATCGTCGCAATCAAATGGTATATCCATATCAACGTCAGGTGATACTTCTGAAATATATGATCTCAACGCTCTTGAGTCGCTTGATAACATGGTATCAACGAATTCTTTAATGTGTTTTGGATCATCATTGCCATCAACTAATGTAATTGAACTAGATAGTCTGGTTGTTAGACTAGAATCAATTCCTTCGACACCAGATTTCTTCAAGTTGATTTTTGTTTTTTCAATCTCACGGTCAATCAGCTTATTATCAAGATGTGTTAATAATTTGAATTTAATTTTTACCTTTGATTGTGGTAATTCAAATGAAAATTCATTGCCGCTCTTATATAGTGATTCATCAATTGGTTTATGTTCTAGTGAATTTAGGTCTACAATTTTTTTATTTTTGAAACCACAATTGGGACATAATATTGTCGCGTTATATTTAGCACCATATCCCAATATACGAGTTGCTATCATAATAGCATTTTTATCACCAATAAGCAAATCATTCATGTTAACTGGTGTGACTATAACTGATTCCAATAGTTTATCAATAACAATCATCTTCTTAATTAGGGATTGAGTTGTTAGAATATCTTCATCTTTTGCAGTCATATATCTGATTTCGATTCTGCCTTCTCGTAATGGATGATTTTCTGGATATAACAAGCCCTTGCTTGGTAAATCAATTACTTCAGTAGGAAAATTTGATTTTTTAGTGTGCCCTTCTAGGGCCATTTTTTTTAATTCTTGATCTGTAACTTTTGTCATTTTTGTAACTCCTTTTTAATGTAACATTTATTTTAATTGTCGAAGTATTAGTTCTTCGATGTCATTGTCATATAATTTGAAATTGATTCCTGATATTGGTGATTTTATTGGATATCTGGGGGCATTAATTTTCAAATTTAATTTTTTATTTAGATACGTTGATATTTCAGATTTTATTTTACTTTCATCTGGGTTATCTCTTGAATTTACTTGTGTAAAATTAATAATATTATCTTTTGGATAAAATCTAACATTGAATTTTATGCCTCCAAATGCCTTTTGAGTTGCTTCAGCCAGTTTTTCTTCTTTAAGTAAATTTTTTAATTTCATAATAATTCATCCTCCGCCGGAACTCTTAAATTTATTATCGCGCTATTTAATTTAACTTCAGCTTTTTTAATATCATTATTGATTTTTTTAATTGATCTTATGTAAGCATCTTTAGCTTTTGCTTTTTCTTCTGGTGATTTTGATAAATATTCCTTTTTTATCTTCTCTTGTTTTACAAGAAGTTCCTTATATTCAGATACAGTTTTATCAAATATTTTAGTTAGACCGGTTTCTTCTTTTATGGGTTGAAATAGAGCATATAATGATTTTGTTATTTTTTTATTATGTACATCCTTAAAAGATAGTCTAACCCAACTACCTTTTACTTGTGTAAAATCACTTAAGTTTGGTTTATTTTTACTAGCAGAACTTAAACTAGCTTCAAACCCATTTTGTGTTATTTTAATATGCCATGGCTTTAGTCCCAGTTGTCTTAAATAATGTCTCCAATCATGCAGAGAATACTTATCTGTTATGCTGGATGGTAATGCTTCTATAATTAGATTTTTTAGTTTCATATCATTTTCCTCTACTTTTCAAAATTGTGAAGATTGAGTTCCGCCTTTTGGAGGACTATAATCTTTTACCAAATCTATCAAATATTTTGGCGTATCTACAAATCCCAATTTTTTTATTCTATACACACCTTTCCTAGATACTTTTTCTAATATATCATCGTTTCCCATTATTGATACTTTAACAGAATTACGTAAATTTGATATATATTTTAGTTTACCATTGGTTTTTGCTTGTATTAATTTTGCTATTTTTTTCAAATCTATTAGAGTAGATGCATCCTCTTTAATTAATTCTCTAGCTATTTTACTTAATTCCATTTTTTACTTCTGTTTTGATTTGTAAAATAAAAATCCTGAGAATCCTAGTAATGCTGCACTAAATATTCCAGTTCCAACCCACGCCTTTTCAACAATTGTAAATATTAGTAATCCTATTATTGCTGCATAAATGCATGCTGGTATAATATATTTTTTCATTTTGTTTCTCCTTATTTTAATGTATATTTTATAAGATTTTTTTCACCGCCACCTATATTAATAGAATAACCCGCCTTCTCTAATTTTGTTAGTGTTTTTCTAACAACCTTATATATATCTAATTTTTTTGGAAACGCAAGTAATGGTTGAAATTTCATTTTATTATTCATTTTTTTATCTCTGTAATTCAGAGTAACCATTAAATTTGCTGGGTGTCTTGTCCACTCACCAACATCTATTACATATTCTTCCCTATTTGGATCGGCTTTAATTTTTGCTAATGTTCTAAGCATTTTCTGGATTTCGCCATCAAGACTAGCTTCTCTTATTAATGATTCTTTTATTTTTCCTTTATCATCTTCAATTTTAAATAATATCTGGTCGGCTTCATATTTTGGTGGAACACCTTTTGGTGTGGTCTCCCAACTCTGTACTTTATTCCACTTTTGGGTTTTTATATTTTTCTCATTTAACTGAAGATTGATTTCTTCTCGTATTATTTGTCTTAGTTCTGATATTTTCATTTTATTACCTCTACTTTTGTCCAAACTCTATATGTATTTGGTGCTGTATTATTTCCACCATGAAATGGATAATTCTCTTTTTGGAGTTTTGGGTCTGGTGTTTTATTATTCATTTTTAATACACGACCATTCAATAAAAAATAATAATGCTTCTCATGTAATTCTACTATTGCTACTTGTTCTATACCACATGTTATACTACATAATATTTTAGCAGTATGCTCTTTTATAGATGAATCATATGTATATCCATATATATCCAAAATATTTTTAGTATCAAAATCTGGAACAGATGTTAGCCGTACGCTATTTTCATGAATGCCAAATAATCCAAAAGTTAGTCCTGATACCTTATTTAGATCATAATCATCATAATTACGAGGTGGTTCCCAATACCCATCTTGGTCTACCTTAAATGTAATTTTGAATTTTTTCTTATTATAGTGCCATCCGAATAATCTTCCGATTAGAAAAAATGCATAATGCCATCCACGATATATGGTATATTTTTTCACAATTTTTAACCCATTTTTTTCACAGAATATACATCAACTGCCATCCAACCATTGCCTTTTACACCAGCTTCTTTGGCTGCTTTTCTAATTGCTTCATCAGTTCCTCTAGCTTTAACTTTATATTTATTTTTTCTACGCAATTCTACTCCACGTGGAAAATCAAATCCACTTAAATTCAAATCATCAAATATGACTTCCCATGTTGCTTGTGATGCTTCAAATAATTTTAATTCTTCTCTTATCATTTGTCTTAGTTCTGATATTTTCATTTTATTTTCCTGCCTCTTTTTTAACTGATGTGTATATTTTACGATCTTTGGAATCTAATTTCTTGATCAACATATTATAATCTTTAGTTCCTGGCTCAACTTCAACGTGTATATTGATTTTACCATTAACCATTGGATATATTGCTAGAGTATAACTATCAATTAAAGAATGTATAGAATCTAATACAATCCAGTCAGCTCCCTCTTTAAGTATTGATTTGACTTCTTCTCTGATCAATTTTCGAAATTCTGATTTTTTCATACATGCTCCACTTTAGTATAAATATCAAAAATAAATGTTTTTAATTAGCTCTTTTATAACATTTTTTCGATTGTTGTTTATGTCATTTTCCCAGAAACGAAGTAGGGTATAACCATTATCTTTAGCTGCTTTATCTTTTACCAAATCATGTTCCACTGTATGTTTCTGAATAGCATATTCCGGTATAATTCCTCTTTCTGGATTACAATGGTACCAATCACCATCAACCTCGATCAATATATTTTGATTCTTAATCCTAAAATCATATAAATATCCATCAACTGCATATTGAAAATAATAATCTATTCCCATGTCATCTAATATTTTACAAAACACTTCTTCTAATTTTGTTTTGCTATTTTTCTATGTTTTGTAAAATATTCGATCCTATTGAATCTCTGTTTTTCTCTCAACTCTGGATTTTCCCAAGCTTTTTTAACTGAAGCGGCATTATTCTTATTATGTTCTTCTGAATGTTTTTTGCCGGTGTGTGATTTTGATATTTTTTTGCATCGAACTGGATCTCTTAGATCATTCAACAATTTTTCTTGTACTTCTTTACTGAATGTTTCGTCCCATGATTTTCCTTTATTCCATTGGATTCGTTCGCCAGATTTGAATTGTTCGCGTCTTGTATTAGATGAATTATCTATTGCTTTCTGGTTATGTCCCCAGTTGTTATGGATTCTGGCTATGTGTCCCCGCTTATAATCTTTAAAGCCGCGACCATTGAAATTTGTTTCTTCTCCACAACCACATTTGCAAGTCGGATGGATTCCGTTGTGGTAAAAGTCGACATTAAATTGTTCAGACTTAATTTTGTGAACATTTCCCGAATGACGACGTAAAGAATCATATGATTCAAATTCTTTATTACATATTTTACATTGAAATTGTTGCATAAAAAAACTCCTCTTTCATATAAGTATACGAAAAAGAAGTTTTAGAATGAGTTTTGATTATGTTTTCTTAGATTTAATTGTTAAAAAATCAGTAATCTAATATTGCGTAGTCATATGCTATTGATACCTCAACTTTTATAGCATCTTCAGTTGCCCAATCGTAATCACCGAATTTAGCATCTTTGATCCAAGCTCCTTTTAATGTCCACTGACCAACTTTATCGCCCACTGGTCCAAGTGCATTAAATGTCAAATCCTTTTTATAGAAATCTGAGTAGCCGTCGCGGCCAGTTACTGCTTCATGAGATAGACGAATCCACTCCATTACCGCTTGAGCAGCTGATGGTACAATTGGATCGTATAATGATATCGTGATATCAGCCCAAACAGCTTTTCCTTTTAATTTGCGTTTTACGTTTATATGTTCAAGTGTAATTTCACCAAATGATGGATTCGGCGTGCCTGCTGCGTTAATTAAATATGCTGGTATTCCATCTACGTACATAATGAACCTATTAGCTACTTTCGGTTCAAAACTTGTGAACATTATTTCTTGTGGATCTAACAAGTCTGGCATTTTATTCTCCTTTTTTGTTGTTGTACTTTGTTTAGTATAAATATAACTTTTTTTTATTTCTTGTATTTATTTAATAAAAAAGATATAATTATAGTTGTATTCAAACCAAAACAAAATTATTATGCCAAGAAAAAAGAACAATGATTTGTATGAAATTAGATTATGTAGTCATCCAGATTGCAGTAACACATTTGAAATCAATAAAAAAAGACCAAAATTATATTGTAGTAAAAAATGTTCGAACACATCACCAATTGAAATAAACAAAAAAAATAATTCAATGAAAAATACAGTAGATACTAAGTATGGTGGCGTGCATTATACCAACCATCCTGATGTTAAAGATAAATACAAGCAGACCATGATAGAGCGATATGGCGTTGATTCTCCGTTCCATTCTGATGAAATTATATCAAAGATAAATAAAACAAAATTAGATCGATATGGTAATCTAAATTACAGCAACCCAAAAAAGATGATGGAAACAAAATTAAAAAGATATGGCAGTCGTGGGTACAATAATTTTATGGCCAGAAGATTAAAAAAGTATGATCAAGTATTAAACTGGAAACATATCACTCCATTATTTGATAAAGATTTCTTTGAAAAAAATGGTGTTTCAACCAGAGTGCAATATGACTTTGAGTGTGCCGTATGTGGTTATAAAATAAAAGCTTGTTTAGATGATGGATATATACCACATTGTAGAATGTGCTCTAAGTCATCTAGTTCAAATAAATCAAAACCAGAAGATGAGATAGCATTATATTTATCCAACTTTAATATTCCAATAATTCGAAATGATAGAAAAATATTAAATGGGTTTGAAATAGATATACTCCTTCCGGATCACAATATTGGAGTAGAGCATGATGGATTATATTGGCATTCAAATCTATTTATAGATGAAAAATACCACATTAATAAAACAAAAAAATGCGCTTTTAAGGGCATTCAGTTAATACATATATTCTCCCACCAGTGGATATTAAAACAAGATATTGTAAAGTCTATATTATCTTCTAAACTAAATAAGAATACCAGAATATATGCAAGAAAATGTATCATCAAACTAGTATCCGCTAAAGATAAAAAAGATTTTTTAGATAGAACTCACCTGCAAGGTAATTGTAATACCTCAATAAATATTGGATTATATTATGACGATATATTAGTATCTATGATTTGTTTTAATAAATCGAGATTTGATAAAAACTACGATTGGGAACTAACCAGATATTCATCTGAATTGTTCACAACTATTACGGGTGGATTCTCAAAAATGTTATCCCATTTTATAAAAAACTACGCACCAAAAAACATCTTATCATATGCTGATAGATGTTTTAGTATCGGTGATTTATACACCAAAAATGGATTCAAATTAATTAATGCTACCAAACCAAATTACTATTATTTTAAGAATGCCTTAAATATATATAATCGACAAGTATTTCAGAAACATAAATTAAAGGACCGGTTGGAGAATTTTGATCCTCTCCTAACTGAAGTCGCTAATATGTATAATAATGGATATAAGAGATTCTGGGATTGTGGTAACTATAAATTCTTATTGACTATTTCTTAGACCACTTCTTATCTATGTCTGGATGTTTTGCTAACCATTTCTTAAGCTCTACGCCTTTCATACCTTGTGGTAAATGCAGTTCAACTGATCCGTTTGAATTTGTTACGACAAGAATTCCATCCACTTTTTCAGTGGTTGCTTCTTTGATTGATTTGAAATTTTTGATTTCCTCCGCAATCATGTCTCTAATTTTTTGTTTGATTTCGGTCATTTTCTTCTAGCTCCTATTTTTGATTTTGGTGCAGTTCGTATTGGATTAATTCTTTGTGGTTCACTTCTTCTTTGTGGTGTGCTTCTATTATATATATGTGATTTATTTTTATTTGATTGAGTTCTTGGTGTAAAATTTTGGTAAGTTGGTGGTCTTCGTTTTGGTGTGATTTGTCTAGTTCGATTATTTGATGGTCTTTGTTTTGGTATGATTTGTCTTTTATTTGATGTTACTGGTCTTTGGTTTGGTGTTGTAATTTTTTGAACCTGTCTTTTATGATTCGGCATTGGTGAATAGCGTCTTCCATAATAGTGATTGTATGCATACCATCTTGGATATTGATTGTATATCCAATAATAATTATACCAACGACATGAATACCAACTATAATACTGATAGCAATTACAATATAAATTATACTGCCATCCGGAATACGTATAGTCCCAATAGAATATTAGTGGTGGAGTATAGTATTGATATATTCCAGGTATAAAATTAACGGTTTGCTCTGTAGTATAATATACATCATCATAATCATATGTTAATGTTGCACATGATGTAAGAAGTACTATTAGTAGTATTTTTAGTAGATTTTTCATTTATCTATTACAGACTTGAAGTATTCTTTAGCCCATTTAATGAATGGATCTGCTTTAAGTCCCATTTGTTTTTGTTCGTGTTTATAATCATTATACATATGTGTTAGCTCATCTGAATTTTTGTTTTCAGCAAACCATTCTCGAAATGATAATCTAGAAATTTCATTTAATGCTTTTTGAATTTCTTCTCTTATGATTTGTCTTAATTCTGATTTTTCATATTTCTCCTACTTTATAATTTGAACTAACTGTTGTATCGTTCTTTTGATTTCTCGTTTTTCATTATCAGTTGCTTTCGTCCAGTCTATTTGACGAAGTGTTCGCCTTATATTACCAATGCTCGCTCGGACATATGATAATCGTTTATATGTTTGCGGATCAGATTCTATGAGATGTTTTAGTTTCATATCTATAGATTTATATAATATACAAAATCACCGCTTCGATTGAGTAATTTTGCTTCTAAGTCTTTTCCATTGATTGCTTTCTTATAATTTTTTAGTATCCAAGCCGGTTTACCAGATATTGTTCCTCTTTGTTTTATGTTATCAATATCAACATAAAAATAATTGCCTATAAATTGAAGTTTATCTTTCTTTTTTCCTATAACAGCATATGGTGCTTTTCCTTTGTTTCCAACCTTAATCTTTTTACCCTTTACCCAAATTGGTCTAATATTTCTATCTGCATCACTGAAACTTAGATATTGTCCGTCTTGTGGGGTTATATCTTCTTTCTCTAAAATTGGTTCTTTTGATTCCACTAATTCCAAATCTTGTTCTTTTGCTCCAGCAGCTCCCAATCTATATCTTATTTGTTTTGGTTTCAATCCGATTGGCTGTATATTATATTTACCATTACCAAAATCATGGATAACTTTATGTTTTAGTCCTTTGTGTGGACCAATTTTTGGTTTTACGATATCACCTTTTTTGATTTTGGATTCAGTTAATTTAGTGTTGTAATATTGAAATACTCTTTTGAATTCTTGAAATCCAACGACCTTTTTTCCATATAATTTTATTGTTCCTTCATAAGTATCATAATAAATAGCAGCATCTTGGTATTTAATGTCTAGTACGAGAGTATCATATCCTTTCCCAATTGCAGTCCCACCAGAAATTCCGTGACCTGTAATTTTTTTCACCCAATTGCCTATCGTTCTAACATCTCTAGTAGTTTCTGGTCCACGTTGCTTAATCCATTTTTCGATATTGCTGGGAATATTAGATTCACGTATAGCAATTTTGATTTCCTCTTTAATTATTTTTCTTATTTCTGATTTTTTCATAAATTATATCTCTTTCCAATGGTTGCCAACAATCTTATCAAATTGTGAATTTATCATAGATGATTGTGCTGATTTTCTATTTAACATAATTGTAATTATAGATCCAGTTTGTTTGAATTTAATTTTCTTTTTCCTTAGTATATCTTTTATTTTATCAGCATCAGATGCTGAGTCGGTATCAATTTTATAGCTCTCTTTTAGAATACTTTTGATTTCTTCTCTTATGATTTGTCTTAATTCTGATTTTTTCATAGTTATTTTCCCAGTGTTTGTTTTATTTTTTGAACTATAGTATTAACTGAGTCTTTATCTGGATTCACAGTCATTATTTTTATGCCATCTACATATATGTCATATCCTTTCCCATATATATCATATCCACGAAATTTAGAATCAAGTTCAGTTTTTAAATGATTGACAAATATTGGACTCAATTTCGATTGTGGCCAATTAAATTCATTCAACTCTTTTATAATCTCTTCTTTTATGATTTGTCTTAGTTCTGATTTTTTCATATGATTTTTCCTGATACTAGTTTATATTTCCAGCCTTTTAATTTTTTAACTAAATTGTTTTAGTTCTGATCGTTTCATAATGTTATTACTCCCATTTATTTTGAATCCTGCATTCCAAATCCAAATGTTTTTACCTTATATTATATAGATAATGTTTCTGGAATGCTTTGTCCAAACTCAGTTTCCAAACATTTTTGCCTTTATACTTTTTATCTGAAAGAGTTAAAGCTTCTGGATATATGTCTTGTAAAGTCGAACCATTATCAAAAAATATTAATTTATTTCTCACTGAGATGATTTCCATTTTTTGGCCCCGAAATTCGATATATCCCTTTTCTTTTTTAATTAATTCAAGCTTTTGATTATTGTCTAAATTTACTTCACTTAATTGCTTTCTAATTTCTTCCCGAATTAGTTGTTTTAGTTCTGATTCATATATTATCTTTCTTCGTTTCATTTTATTTAAATACCTTTCTTTTTTACGTCAGTTGACCATTTGTCAATTAACTTTTTGATATTTGTTTTAATTCTGATCGTTTCATAATTGTTTTACTCCACTTATTTTAATTCTTTTCTAATTTCTTCTCGTACTAATTTTCGGAATTCAGATGTTTTCATATATTATCTTTCTTCATAATCATCCCAGTCGTCGATCATCTTTTTCAACTTCTGAATAGGCAAACTATTTAGATATTTATAATTTGATTGATCGTATTTTGGATCATCGTCCGCATATTTTGTGTTTAGTAATTTATCTATCAGTTTTTCTTTAGCATTTTCTTTTAAAAGCGCTTTCTTAACTTCTTCTCGTACTAATTTTCTTAGTTCTGATCTTTTCATTTTTTTAGCTCCTTTTCAATAAAGCTTCTAATCTTTTGTTTTATGGAATTTTCATTTGTTGTACCATGCAGTTTATTAAACCAGTAGTCAGCTACTTTTTTTGGTAAATCATCTGATGTTACGCTGTGATATTGTAGTACGTCATCTATATATTTTTCTAGTTTTGATTTGAATAATATTGGAGACCATTTGCCAATATGTGTTCTCCAGTAATCTGATATGTCATTAGCTATTATTCGTTCTTTTGATTCTCTGAGAATATCCTTCAATTTCATTTATGCTCCACTTTAGTATAAATATAAGAAAATTAAGAAAGTATTGTAGTACGAATATAATACTATTAGTTGAGAAAAACAAGTTTTGCATAAAAAAAGATGGTATTTCTACCATCTTTTCTCAGTTTTTATTTTAGTGTATGTTAAGCGAAAACAGCGCCAGTCGGCAAAATGTTGAAATCAATTAAAATAAATTCCGCTGTTCTAGAAGGTTGCAGATATATTGCTCCATGTAATTCGTTACGATCAATAGTATCAGATGTATTATTTGTTTCATCCATAACACAACGAAATGCATAAAGTCCTTGTTTACTCTGTATGTCCTCGAAATAAGGATTACAGATATTCAAGAATTTATTTCTTAATGCTGTTGTATTTTGGTCGAAAACTAAATATCTCGAACTTGATGCAACAAATTTCTTAGCTGCTATTAACAATCTACGAACATTAATTCGATCAAGTGCCGATGCTTTCTTTTGGAGTGTTTTTTGTCCCCAAATTACTACACCTTCTCTTGGGAATGTTGCTACTGGATTAACATTAGCATCATATAGATCATCTAAATTACCTCTAGTCAGTTTTCTTTCTGCTGATATTACATTATCTAATGCTCCACGATTTAGACCTGCTGGTGCATACCATGGATAACCGATTTTATCATTGAATGTAAATGCACGTGCTGCAGCGATTGACGCTGGTACCCACACATTTTTGCCCGTTTGAATATCTGGCATTTTTACCCACGGCCAGTAGTGTGCCGAGTAGTTTGTATCACGTGTCCCCGCTTCAGTAGTTGCATCTGTAATTGATGATGCATAAATACATGGATCAAGTATACAGAAGCAATCACCACGATCTTCACATACATCAACTGCTTTAGTTGCTACTGCTTCATGGTTTGATTGGTTGTCGATGATTCCCGGTAACAATAGTAAGTTAAAGTCGTATTCTAGTTGATTTGATAAAATTTTCAAAGCATCTAAATATGCTGTACTACCGCTGCCTTCTACATTAGGATCGTATCCTTGTGTATTTGCGTTTGCGATATTTTCATAGAAATTTTGTGGATGTTTTACATTACCGTCTGAGCCGTTTGCGAATGATCCACTTGATGGTCCTGGTAGTGAACCACTATATTCTGGTTTTCTTACGTTCCCGTTTTCATCAAGATAATCTGGTGTTTGGTATGTACTATTAATTGATACGCGTACATATTTTGATTTGTTCTCGTATGATCCACTTAATTGTAAGAATGGTGTTGTCGTACCAGAATCACGTATTGTATATACTTGATCTCCGATTCTTTTTACAATATAATTGGATGATTTTGGATCCATGTTCAAGTTATTCCATTGTTCAAGAATAACCTTACGTTTTATATTATCATCACCACGACGAATCAATAATGTAAATGTTCCTTTAGTACTATTTACGTTTGATACTTCCCACTGGAAGTTATCTTTTGAACCACTTGATAATAGGTTATTTGTGCCGATTGAGCTTGTACTATTCAAAATAGCTCCATCACCCAGTGTATATAATGTAAATGATGCTGATGCAGCTACATTCTCTGCATCTGTCCAAAGACTACCGGTTTTTGGAATTTGACTATCAGCTGCACTATAACTGCCAGCTAATATTTTTGTTACCAATAAATTATTACCATATTTCAGATAACTATCGGCTAACATTGATGTCAAGTATTGATATGAGTCACTACCCGAATCGAATGTATCACCAAACAATTCCTGGTATTCAGCATAAGATGATACCAACGTCGGTACCAATGCTCGACCTTTTACGGTTGGACCAACTATTGCTGCTCCAATTTCTCCTATTCCTTGTGGTAAAAAAGATTGATCATTTTCTCTGGTAAATACACCAGCAGAAATAATTTTTTCACTACTCACTATTTAACTCCTTTTTTGTTATTAATTATGTTTGTTTTTTTGTTAATTTTCTAAATTCCTACTATAAATATTCTTTTATCTTTTTAACTTGGTCTGCTGGTACGAATCTTTTTAATGACTGTGCTATTCCTTCATGTAAAAATTCATCACCGAACGCACTTTGGTATTCTTTAACATAATGTTTTATAGATTCATTTAAGCGTCTATGTGATGCATCTAGTGCGTATTCATTTAATTGTTTCTTAGCTTCTTCTCGTATTAATTCTCGGAATTCAGATTTTTTCATTTTTACTCCGTTTGTTCTTGTGGAACGAACTCACCTGTTTCAAGATCTAATGTCCCCGTTCCGTATTTAGCACTAAATTCTTGTGCTAGTTTATTTTGATTTGTCTGGATTTCATTGTATTTTTCAATTAAAAATCCTTTTTGATTGTTTATGTTAATAATTTGTGCTTCAAGTTGGCCAAGATTACTAACAATATTTGCAAACTCAGTTTGAATATCCTTTAATTTGGATAATTCTTCTTCTGAAAACTTAATTTTTTCTTCCATAAATTTTTTGTTTTTTTTGATTAATTGTTCATCTATATATATAAGAAAAAAACTTCAAAATCAATTTATTCTGTTTTTTTCGTTAATTTTTTCACTAGAAATGTAACTTTTCTTCACAGTATTCGCTGGAGCTGATACTTGGTTGATATCGTCCGTTACTTTTTCAGTTAATACTATTTTTTGTGGTGAAAATGATTTCTTCATATTTGTAATAAATCCAACATCCTCTGGTACTATGTAGGCATTCGCGTGTAGTGTAGCTGTACATTTGACCAATTTATCTTGTCCTGTTTCGTTTACAGATTCGAACGTAAAATCATCAGATTTAATTGTGAATTTATATTTTTCACCATATGCACTGCCTTCATGAAATATTATTTGTTCGATAATTTTATTAACTTGTTCGTTATATTGCGTCCAAATAATCACATCATATGGAATTCGTACATAATCTGGTATTGTTACTGTATAAAATTCTTTTGCTGGTTTTACATTATTTAATTTTGAAAATTTACTATAGCTATTATATTTGTTATATTGAGTTGAAAATGTATATCTAGCATCATTATCGAATTTTTTGACTTCCAATCTTTTTAGATCAGCTCTCTCTTCAATTGAATTGCGTCTAAATGCAATTAATGGCAGCATTAGTCTATTTTTTTCATCACGTAATACGCCATTTTTTTGTATTGAGACCCACTTATCAGAATTTGCATATAACACCGGCACTTTTATTCTTTCACCGCCTTCAGTTATATGTGGTTTAATTATATCAGTTAAAAAGAACTTAAATGCTTCATCAATATCCTCTAACCCAATTCCAAGGTCTTTTACATCGTCTTTATCATGACGAACCTGTTCCGCTCTAACAAATTCCTTGTTATCAGAAGTTGAGCTGTAAGTCTTTTTTAGTTCCGGTTTTCGGTAAGTGCGTGCCATGTTTATCCTATTTCAGTAACATCATAATTCTTTAGTTTTGCATTTCTAAGTGCTTGCGCTAATTTATAATCATTCATTGTTGGTGAGTTGAAAATGAATGTTGCTCCTTTATCTCCCACATCTTCGAGTTTACCACCATAGTCCTTTACAACTTTCATTATCATTTTTTCATCTTTTTTACTATATGGGTGTGGACGTATACTAAGCCTAACACTCTCGATTATCTCCTATAAATCATATTTTTGATAAAAATTAGACAATGCTTTATCTACCGCCTTTTTTATCTTTCTAAATTCCTCTATAGCCTCGGGTTTCTCTTTCATAATTGCTTTTCTTAATTCAGTTAGACCACGATATATCTCATTATCTGCTTTATTTATGGCTGATCCTTCGTTGATTGCTTTTTTGATTTCTTCTCTAATTATTTGTCTTATTTTTTCAGTCATTGTTATCTCCATATCGACGATCCACAAGTTGCAATCTCTCTCGATTCGTAAGATGCGTATCACAGATTAATGAAACATTGTATCCATGCGTATTTCCGCCTAGATCTGTTTCTGTATTTTTGCCTACAAAATATTTATTTTCTTCAACTGTATCGATTTCATGAAATTCATTATCCCATTCGATTATATCACCCACTTCAACATATAATGATTTTTCAACTAACGTATCACGTAAGAATGCAAATCTACCAGCTGCTTTATAGTTGACACCAAATTCGTCTGATTCAAATTGCTGTACATCTCGTTTGATCAGACATGATATTTTAATTGGATAATAATACGATTTATTTTTGCCACCAGATTCATCATATACATTTTTTCCTGATTGTCCGACAATAAGTTTATATACCGCAACTTCGGTATCAATAACATCTGTTATTAATTCTTCATTAATTTTTTTAATGAAGCTCACATCCCGATCAGATCCCCAGAGCATTAATTCACCTCCACTGTATATGTATTTTCTTTTGCTTTGAAATTCTTTTTTCTCATCACAGTAATTACTTTAATTTGTAGCCGATTTCCATTTGTTTGTATTAACCCAACTAAATTTAGATCAGACCTTTTATCATGTATATGAATATAATCACCTACATCTATTCTATCGAACATTAATAATTTTGCTACTTGTTCAATTGATTTATTCGCTACAGTCATAATTTCGGGTTCTTCAATATGATCTTCATGTCGATCTTGACGATTTCCGGCGTGCTGCGTTTTATCGATCATAACCACTACATCAATTTTATCAGATAGTTGTCCTATTATTTTTTCGAGTAATTTCATATTATATATGAGCTTCAATATCCCATTGAATTCTTTCTAAAGGCGTTTCATCACCATATTCTCTTCTAATTTTTTTCTTTACAAAATCCAATAAACCATGCTCCATTTTTGCATTCTGTGCCATATCATATGAATGATATTTTCCACCACCAGATGCTGAGTCTTTAATCCATTTCTTATATTTTGAATCATTCCATTGTATTTTTTTAACTGGAACAGTTTTTGGTGGTGGTTGATATATATCCGGTCCTTTATATTTTATGTCTTTTCTATATTTTCTCAACATATAATCAATATCACTATTACTCCAGCCTGAATCCTTTCTTATGTCTTTCTTAAGTGCTTCAATCTCTTTTGTGGATGATGCTTTATGCAAAGCTTTAAGAGTTTCTCCATACTCTAATATTTGTTTTAATTTTATCATAATTTTACCCAACGTAAATTTGGAGAGGAATCTTATTCATTTCTTCCTGAACGAATTCTGATTCATCTTTTCGTTTTTCTAATAATTTTGTTCTACTTGATTCCTCTAATGTTGCTTGCAATTCCTCAATTAAATGTTGTTTATCAGTTTCAGCTGACGTAATCAGCGCGTCGCCATTCAATGTTACTTCATTATCGGGTATTGGTACTGTATTATATTTACTACGAATCCAACCAAGCATTTCCTTTGCAATTGCCAAACCATATTTATTTATCCAACGCTTGCCAACAGAATTAATAAATGTATACTGCATATTTTGGTAACTAGCATTTGACACATCTGATATTAAATTTTGGTTGGTTAATTTGAGCGGATCGCTCCTATCTGATTTGACAATATAATCAAAATATAATCTATAATCTGTTGTTGGTATTGGGAATATTCGGATTTCATTATTAATCAATTCAAAGCTATATCCTGATTTTCGGATTTGATCGTTGAATTCTATGGCTTGGACTCTAAGAATATCAGCATACATTGGCATCATAAGAAATGATACCGCTGGTGAGTATGCTCCCCATCCAAACGAGTCTAATAAATTCTGACTACCTAAGCCGGAACCCACATATGGATCAAAATATCTAACGATTGCTGGTTTTGCTTCATGATATACTTTTTTGATTTCAATTTCATCGCCCGAGTGATAGTGATCTTTATATAATACATCTAAATCATATCGTTGTATACTAGAAGATACTGCGATTGAGCCAGTATGATATTTCACAGATCCACCCGTTCCAGCTTCTGTCCCGTACTGTTCAGATATAGTGGATATCATACCAAGATTTGGTGTAATTACTCTTTGAGTTAAATTACTGCCGGTTGATGATCCTTGTAAACTTAATAAATTTTCACGTATATTAAACTGATTAACCTGGTGACTATATTCAGTTATTGCTTCTTCAAATGCTGTATATAGTGATCCGGATTGTAGCTCGACGTCCATGATTGGATAGCCCAATCTTTTCGCACAATACTTAGCAAATTTAGGACCATCAGTTTGAAACTGTGAGTCGTCATCGTAAAATCCAAACGGTGTGGAACCAGATATTATTCCAGGACTGCCGTCCCAGATTGGTATATTAACTGCCATTAGAGCACTCCATTAATTTCCTCTTTAATATAAATATCAAAAAAGAAAAAAATAAATTGAGAAATGCTACTGAGTTACTATAAGGAGAGATTTAATTTTTTCATCAGAAATATTTTGTTCTTTCAAAAATTTAACATACAAATTCCATACTTCAGCCAAATAATCAATTTCATCTTTGCTCATTCCAGTAAATTTGCCGTGCTTATTTTTAGATGAAAATGCGTGCTGTTTAATGTCGTTTATTTTTTTAATTCTTTCAAGCTTTTCAGTCACGGTAATATGTTTCTGATCGGTCATTTTATTCAAGATGGATAGTAAGTAATCAAGTCTAACTGTAAACATTTCGAATTTAGATAAGTTTTTTGCCATAAAACCTTTTTTTGATCTTTTGACTTTATATGCATCAATATTTTCCTGTAGTTTAATTGCAATTTTGTCCATATTATTTGGTTTTACTGAATTTAATTTCTTCTCTAATTATTTCTCTAATTTTTTCAGTCATTGTTATCTCCATATCGACGATCCACAAGTTGCAATCTCTCTCGATTCGTAAGATGCGTATCACAGATTAATGAAACATTATTTTTATCTTCCACTATATTACTAATTTACAGTACGAATATAATACTAATTCTTGAAAGAAACAAGAAATTCTACAAATACTTTACAAGTTTTTCAATTAAAATTATCAGTTTTGGTTCAACTTGTCGTGAAACTTCAATTACATCTGATAAACTTACTGGCTCTAATACCTCGTGGAATCCTTCGTCTGTTAAAATCGAAAAAGCTGTACACTTAATTCCACACTGATTTGCAACGATCACTTCTGGGACAGTTGACATTCCAACTGCATCAGCTCCGATTATTCTAAGATATTTATACTCAGCACTTGTTTCAAGATTTGGTCCTGGTACTGCAACGAAAACTCCACGATGCACTGATATTAATTCATCCAAACCTATATTCTCTATTTTTTGATTCGTTTTTCTGTCGTATGGCTGAGACATATCCGGAAATCGTGGTTCATGAAACGTGCCTCGCAGTGGATTGTCTGGTATCAAATTTATGTGATCATCAATTAACATTATGGATCCCTTCTTAAACTCAGGATTAAGCGAGCCAGCCGCGTTAGTTATTATCAAGTGCTCTACTCCTAATTTCTTCATCACTCTAACTGGAAACGTAATCTCTTCAGCTGAATATCCTTCGTAATAATGGAAACGGCCTTGCATAACAACTACATTCTTATCCTCCAGTTTTCCAAATACTAGTTTTCCACGATGCGACTCGACAGTTGATGTTACGAAATTTGGAATTTCTCGATAGTCCACTGCTGATGGTTTGGTTAGATGATTTACGATATCACCCATACCAGTACCAGTTATGATGCCAATAGTTGGTTTTTCAGTGATTCCGTAAGATAAGAAATCTATCGTGTGTGTGATTTTATAGTCTTGCATGTGATTTGGTTTTTTACGAATATACAAAGAATAGTTGAATTTTCAAAGAGAAATTATACTATAAACTCATATTTATATGATCCGCAATCCCAGATTCGGTCGTATCCCATTAACTGCATATTTTGCCACTCGGATAAAGTTGGATCACCTCCGTGTTTTTCAACTATGCGGTGCTTTGTAAAATTAAATCGGTGTAATCTAGATTTATAACCACTCATATACCAGTAGTTTGGAGGAGTCTGAGAAATTAACTTAAAATTATTTTTAACGTAAACATTATTTAATTTATCTGGAGACCAGCGTATATCACTATAAGTTATTATTTTTAATGGATTATAATTATTTACAAAATACCCCAAAAGCCTTCCGAAAATGCCAGTTATTTTATGATCAGACAAACAAAATCTAACCATTTCATATTCGTTGTCTTTTTTTTCACTACCCAATGCTCGCCTCAAGCTACCAAAAGTCATCACAGCAACCAATTCATTATTATAAAACGCTCCTATTTTAATACTACTATTATCACCTCCCTGTATATGATTATTATTCAAAAAATTATTTTTTAATTTTGAATCAATCTCTTTAATATCACACAATCTAGCATGTATACTACTATCAGTTACACCTAACATATGTTTTATCCTATTTTTAACTATGGTTTGCTTATTTAGCCATTCATCGGAAGTTATATGAATTAATTTAACTCCACAATTAGATAATTTGAAAGTCTTTTCAATGTGGTAGTTTTTGTCCTTCTTACCAGATAATTCTGAATGATAATATAGCCCATCATATTCTATTCCTATATTCATACTTGGTATATATATATCAACTTCAGTTCGTTTAACTAATTTTCTATTATTACATTCTATATTTATTTTCAAATCATCTCGAATATATTTCTGAAGTTCTTTCTCTTCATCACTCACTCCAGATGACGGTGGATTACATACATAACATCGTGGATACCTATATCCGCTATCAAAACTATTTCCACACTTCACACATATAAATTGAAATACACTCCCATGCCAATATGTATTATAATCAAAACATATAGTAAATTCATCTCCAAGTTTGGTTTTATAATCTTCAAATTTACTTTGTACTTTTTTGGTATATACTTCACTAGAATGCCACGGCATTGGAATATTATTATCTTGATAATACTTCATCATGCGCGCATTGTGTTTTTTAGTTTTGGTAGATTGTATTAATGAAGTTGTGTTTGATGTAGTTTTTACTATATTATATTTATCTTTATATTCCTGCGGCGACATGTTATGGTGTTTTAGATGTGAATTTGATATTTTCTTAAAATATTTTCCACACACTTCACACTTAATACCATTCCGCGCATCATCAGCTATAAACTCATCATAATTAGTTTTTTTAACATATTTAACAAATAATTTATCGTGGTCGGGGTATTCTTTTATATAATCAAATATATTTTTTTTATGTTCATTAATTAAGTGCTTTGTAAATGCTCCAGATTTATTAATTATATCATTTGTTTTCCAATCACAGTATGGACACTTAAATACATCCTTTAGCGGTACTGATATTTTGTTATAATATAAATTGTAATTTTTATCAAGTATATCATGTTTTTTTCTTAAATGCGTCGCTAAATGTCCACCATAATTATATATATCTAGTGTTTGCCATCCACATATAGTACATCGCATTTCATTACTTCCATCATTTTCCTTTTTAATTGACCTACTTTTATTATATTCATCGTCAGAAAACTTACAAGCATTTGAACAATATATCCTATGTTTTAATATTTCTTTTCCGCAAATTTTACATTTATTTTTCATAATTTCACTCCAATTATTGGTGTACTCACATATAAATATACAAAAAATAATTAATAGATACAAGAAATAACCATTATATTTTCAATAGAGCATAAAAAAAGACGGTCATATGACCGTCTTTTTCAATATATCAATTAAGATTTAGTTAGTTATTACACGTTTGGTAGATCAGTTACATGTATCTTTCCGTAGAATTCCGGTCTAATCAACTTCTTCGAATAACGTGTCATAACTCCACGTCTTGGAGTAAAGTTGTTAGGATCATATACTAATGGAGTTAAAATCAACGGAATATATGGTGCAAAAACAGCTCCTGTTTCCAAGAATTGTGATCCACGATATCCTAGAAGAATTGTATTTTCTAACATATATGGATTTTTATAAACTTGGAACCTGTTATTGATTTGACCAATTTTCTGTACGCCCATCGCGAATTGTGGTTTATCGCCGTCAGTGTCAACTGAATATCCTGGGATTGATTCCAGAACAGTTGCTACTTCAGGTGAACAAACTAAGAAGTTCGCTCCGCCACGCATTGTTTTTTGATGGATTTTATTAGATACCTTCTGGATTTTTGTTCCCAGAGTCTGGAACCATGTTCCTTGGTTAAATGCTGCTGCTTGTGCTTGAGCCGTTGCATAATCAACGAATGCACTTGCTGCGTTATCATAATATCTACCGATTTGTGCTGACCAACGTTCAGTTGTTGCTGCATTTTTGATCAACATATCCAAAATCTCAAGATCAATTTCCATTGAGATGTACTCAGATAACATTGATGTTAGTTCAGCTTCAGCGTCAATTGAGTGATATGCATTTAAGTCTTGTGCGAATTCAGGAGTCCAGATAGCTTTTAGTTTTCTCGTTTTAGCTACGATAGGTTCAGATTTCATTTCTACGTTGATTTCCGGAATATTGATGTCCGTATCAGATGTAGCTTCAAAGTCACCACGAGTAATATCAGTTGGTTGTTTATGGTATGTTACAGCAATACCACCACCATTAAACGATGATTGAGACCCAGATATAATAAACGATATCTGTGAATTGTTTGAATTGGCTACTGTAAATTGTGGGAAGTATGTTGAAATACCAGGTCCACGAATTTTATATGCACGAATACCTTCAAAGTCTGGATTAGTCATTGAAGACGACGCCATTGTTATCTTAAACATACCAGCAGTTGCGCTACTATCAAATTGTCCTGCGTATGACTGTGAGAATGACGTATCATAATTATAGTCAGCTGCAGCAATAGATGCAGTAGCAACTTCTGTTGATGATGGTGTTGATCCTGTTACAAGATTTGCTGTATCAGCTTCATTGATTGAATAACCAAATCTGCCGGCTCCATAAAGACCTTGACTTGCGTCAGATCCGATGGTTCCTGTTATACCAAATACAGAGTCAGCTTCAGAATCTTTACCAGATCCTGTAGTGAATCCTGGTTGCCCAGTTCCGTATTTGAAGTCTACCCAGAATACTAGTCCTGATGGTAGGCTCATTGGTTGAACGCTAACAAAATCTTTAGCTGCTATTTCGCTAAAAATTCTACGTACCAACGGTAGAGCTACTCCTGACCATTCCTCTGAGTTTGATGCTGTTCCAGTCCTAGATGATTCAACGACTAATTGCTTGGCTTGATTTTCGAGTAATTGAGCTACGAAGTATTTTTCGTATTTCGTTTTCTCGAGACCATCCATGAGACCAGTTCTTTTCCATTTTGAAACCAACACTTCAGTTTCGTCACGAAGTTTCTTGTCGTAAACTTTAGTTGATTCCATAATTTTCTGTAAACTCATTTATTTCTCCTATTATTTAAGATTTGCTAATTCTCTGAACCTTGATGCTAACGAATCTTCATCTTTGATGATTTTTGTTGGTTTCGTTGATTTTACGGTATCAGATGCAAAACTTTCTTTCAAGTTTTTTCTTGTTTTAGTTGTGTTGTTTAATGTTTCTGCTAGTGTTGCGTAAACAAGTTTAATTTCACGAATACTATTCGTTCTATCAAAAGTTTCAATAACTTTCATCTTCTGATTTTGAGTCATATTGTGTTTCTTAAATAGTCTGTTTGAGTACAACAGTTTAGCATTTAACATATTGATTTCATTTAATTCATTTTTCAATTCATTAATTACATTATACGCTTCTTCGAGTTCTGTTTTTAATTCTTCAACTCCCTCTTCTGCATCTTCTTCAGTCATTTCTTCTGCTTCTTCATCATCTTCTTCTTTCAAAGCTTTAATGATTTCTTCGATGTCGATTTCTTCATCTTCTTCTTCATCCTCGATTGGAATTTCTTCTTCAGTTACTTCTTCTTCTTCATCTTCAACTGGAGGAACTTCTTCTTCATCTAATTCATCTTCAAGCTCTTTGATAACGGCTTCTAAATCTAAGTCTTCTTCATCTTCAACTGGAATTTCTTCTTCATCTTCGATTTCATCTTCAATTTCTGTTTCTTCTTCAGTTACTTCTTCTTCATCTTCGATTTCATCTTCAGTTTCTTCTTCTTCATCTTCAACTGGAATTTCTTCTTCATCTTCGATTTCTTCTTCTTCAGTTACTTCTTCTTCATCTTCAATTTCATCTTCAACTGGAAATTCATCTTCGACTGGAAGTTCTTCGTCTTCGATTTCCTCGTCTTCTTGTTCTTGTTGTAATTTTTTAGACAACATCGACTGAATCTTTGGTTTAAAAGCTTCTTCAAGTGCTAGTCTGGCTTGTTCAAGAGCTGTTTCCCTGACAAGTTTAGCATCGAGAATAACCTCGTCTAATAATTGTTTTTTCTTTGGCATTTTTTTCTCCCAAAATTATTTTTAGTTTAGGAAATATAGTTATTGAAAAACTATAATAGGAATATTAATTATAAACACTATATAAAGGTAGGACAGTGTATTTCTTGATTGAATTACCAATCATATATACATATCAGAAAAATAGAAAATCTGTTAATTATATGACAGAGAATCGATATATTTTTCATATTCTGTCAGTCTTTTTTGTCTTCTGACAGCATATTGTATTGTTTCTCTACGATTTTTAGATGGTTTTGAATATTCTTGTCTATCTCGTAACTCATTTAATTTACCGCTGTCTTTTACCAGTTTCTTAAAACTATATATTGCTGAATCGATTGCCTGGTCTGAGTTGTCTTTAACGATGACTTTAGTGCCGTTAATTTTTGATTTTTTGAAACTATGGGTTTTGTTCTCTACATTTTTTTTCATATAACTTATTTTTATAATGTAATTGATATTTCTTTTGGTTTTGCTTTTGTTTGTCTTGCTATGTTTAAGGATATTGTTGCAAGCTTTTCATATATACTATTCCACATTTTTTCATCATCTGAGTATTTGTATGCATTTTTAATTACTATACTTGTTCCCTGGTATGATACAACATAATCTTTGAAGGAGTATTCTTTTAGTTGATTTTTTATTTCTTCTCTGATTGATTTTCTTAGTTTTTCATTTGCATCCATTTTTGATTCTCCTAGTTGTTTCATTACTATATTCAAATAATGTGGATTTGCAGCAAAGAATACTAATAATTGTGTAACTTTACTATGTATGCCCGCTGGTATATTTAGTTTTTTAAGTAGTGGTGTTAGTTTATCCATTATTTTATTAATGATTTTAGTTTTGTGGATTCATTCTTCGATTTATAGTTTTGGTCTACGTAGTCAAAAAACTTCTTCTTTGCTTCATCTGACTTAAAATCATTTGGTGAACTAACCTTAAATTTAGCTAATGCTTGTTTGAAGAATTCTTGGTATGCTGAATCTTCTTCTTTGAGTTGATCATCAATCCGTTCATTAATTTCAAAATATTTAGATAACACTTCGCCGATAGTATCATATGAAGAATCTAATCTATTCTGCAGTATAGTCATCTCTTTTGCTGTTTTTTCGAATACCTTATAACTCTCTTTAAGTTGTTTCACATGGCGATTTATAGTCATTTTATCGAACCAGCCATCATCCCGCTCATTTTCGGATATTGTTAATTCAGATGCAGTAGTTATTAACTCACCAATCTGTTTCGTTACATCCTTTAGATCATGTTCACGATATATTGATTTTCCATAATCATGAAATTTAGATACTGCTTCTAGAAATTCCTTTTTTTGGTCGCTAGATGTTTCTTCTTTTTTGTCTTCTAACCAAGACTCTTTTATTAATTTTGATAATTTGGTCATAATATTTTTCCTTAATTATTTATTCAGCTTTATATCCCTTTTTTGATAAATCTGATATGAAATTCGCTAAATCCTTTTTATTTTTTAAAATTTTTATACCATAGAATTTACTACCATCTTTATGTGTACTAGACCCATCGTGGAAATTAATAGTATATTTTGCTTTCCCAACATTATCCACTTGATAGTATGATTTTGTTCCCTTTGGATAAGATTTTCTTTCGGCTAATTGAAATTTAATTTCTTCCTTTATTATTTGTCTTAATTCTGATAATTTCATAATTATATCCCCTATATTTTTGTTGTTATGATATCCATGATTATATTTTCTATATTAGAATATATTTGTTGCTCAGAATTTAGATTTTTTGATTCGTGTAATTTTCCCATAAATGCTCCGTGAGTACTTGGATTACTTACAAAATCAAATGCTACTAATTCAAAATCATCTTGAACTTCAACCACACCATCTTCATCTTCTTCGTATAATTCTTTAACTGAGCCGATTCCTCGAGATGATATCCCAAGTTTTATATTATTATCAAATAATGATTTCAAAATATTACCGGCTGGTGTTCCTTTTGCTCCCGGACGATCGCATAATACTTCGATTGTTCCAATTAGATTATTTCCATTCCAGTGCATTTCAACGATATTGTGAGATGTATTGCTTAAGTTTACTACAGAACTATCTGGATGGTCTAGTTCACCAAGAGCTCTTCTTTCTTTTATAAAAGTACCAGCATATTTTTTTGCTTCACGCATTAATATGTTTTTTGGATATTTACGTTTATTTTGATTTACAACATCGCAAGTCTGCAATATTCCACTCACAACTAATTTCCCATTTTTCGCGAATGATTCTTTGATTTGTTGTGGTGATACTTCAAATGGTGTGTAATCTACTAATATGTTTTTCATTTTTCTCCTTATTTATTGAAAATATAATTGGTTACTCCCACCAATTCGTTGTTTGGATTTTTGTTGATATCCAAGATCGGTTACAATTTTTGTAATTTTACTGGTGTCACCATAATTAGAATATCTTACTTGTATAAAATTTATTCCTTTTTTTGTTTTATATATACGAATGGATTCAATTTTACCCTTAGATTTGAAACTAGCAGGATGTAGTTTAGAACTAATTTTAGCCACATCACGTCTAGTTAAATCTTCTGAGATATTATCTATTCCTTCTGATATTTTATTTTCGTTAACCAACTTTGCTTTTTTCCTAATAGACTGAAGTTTTTTAATAATAATATCCAAATATTTTATATCTGATAAATTATTGCTATATACATCCTTATATACTACATTTAAATAATCCCTAGCTCTTTCCAAATCAGTAAAACTATTTGGTGGTAAAGTCCAGTATGATTCTTTTAACATTATATCTTTCAATTTTGGTATTTTGTTTTCCATTGGTTGTTCCTTTGCTATACTTTACGTCTAATTAATTCTACGGTTAAGTCTATTAAAGTATTTATGTTTTTATCAGATAAATGATGTTCTTTCTTTAATTCTAAAAATCCCTTTATTAATAAATCTTTACCATCTCTCCATTTTTTATTAGAAGTCAACTCATCTATAGATACATCTTCTTTAATTATATCTTTCAATTTCGGTATTTTGTTTTCCATTGGTTGTTCCTTTGCTATACGAAATGTACATGCTCTTTTCCCGTTTATTGTGGGCATGCCGTGATCATCAGTGCCGATAGTTTTTACGACAGTTTTCTTATTCTTAAATTTTCCAGTAAGAATTACCGTGCCTATTTCCACATCTATTGTTATCATTACCCATTCAATTCTCTTATCATTTTTGACACTCTAATCATTCTTTCAGCTATCTTTATTAATTTTGTTTTTGTTGACTTCCAATATTTATCAGAAGCTACACCAGTTTCTGTTTTTAACCTTACATTTTGTTTTGCTATTCTCTCAATTTCAAATAATTTTCGATTTATTTCTTTTATTGAATTGTTAACTTTATTCTTTTGAGATACTTTTTCATCATCTCTATATTCTGGATAACTTACCTCATGTAATTCGCCCATTATTTTTTTGTAAGTTGATTCTGATTTTATTTTTGATTTCCATCTTTTTGCCATTTTTTCAGCAAAACTATTTGCATCATTTTTAGACATTTTTCCTTTTATTATTTGTCCACCAAGTTTTGGATCTTCAAATTTACTATGCATTATAGCATACCCATCATTACGCTTTAGAATATGAATATAATCTTCTTTCAACTTAATTAATTTTGATTCCTTAAAATTTCTACGCTGTTGTTTCTTATTAATATTCGTATATCCGAGCAATTTACCGTTTCCAGCTCCGTCTTCTGTATCTTTAGTTCTTTTTGCAAATGCACCTGGTACTTTTGGTGGTCCTTCACCACCATCCATATTACCAGTAACATTCATTTCATCAATATCATCTTTTTCCTCGAATATATATTTTTCTAAATCATCTCTACTCAAAAAATCTCGATATGCATTCTTATCTTGAACGACTGTTATTAAATATTTCCGAATATCTCCAGATGATTTTCTTACAGCAACATTATAATCATTACCATTATCACCTAAAGTATTTATAAATTTAGCAACTTTAACCTCTATGGGTTTTGCTTCATTAATTTTATATTTTTTTGATATATCTTCTGTTAATTTCATAATTTTCCTTTATAATCTATTTAGATTGACATTGGTAGATTCCAATGTTATATTATTCGTTCCTGTAGTATTATCAATAAATCTTTATACGTTTGTGTTAGTTCAAATCCATGTTCGGTAACTACTTGCTCAATATTTGGAGTAGCTAAATCAAACCAAAACTCCTTGTATGCAAACATTGTGGTTTCTT